CACTTATCACCTAGGGTAATGGGGTATACTATGTATGTGCTAGCCTATCTATATGGTGCTATATGTGGGGTGTTATGGTATTGGTAAGGATGTAGGTATTACTAAAGTATTTAGTTAATAGTGCAAGTTATGTATTATTAAAAAAGTTAATTTGCTCAAAATTAAACTATCTCGACATGGGTGAGGCTATGACATCAAAAGACATTAGGGTGTCTAGAATCGCCTTAAAATGCGAAATAAGGCTATTATAATTAATTTAATAATTTCAGATAATTTCACAATCTTTTAACATTTACTTTGCTCAAATACAAAATAAAAGACTATCTTCGTTATGCAATTGGGGTTAGCCTCACTGCAAAAGTTCTTTCTAGGTAGTTTCACAATCACGTTTTAAAACTGATTAACGCTGAAACTGATAATGCGAAATGTAGACATACTACATGAGTAGCGCTAAAGATTATCTGCCGAGCCAATAAGCACCAAAAACAAACAACTGCCACGAGTTACGCTGATTGGGGTGGAATCCAATCAAATTGCAGTATAATAAAATAACTCGGTAAGTAGTTAGCACCACTAGACGGATTTTCTGATAAATAGCTAACCTAGACCTTACAACAACGGAATCTGTGTAAAATGCATAGGTTGTTATTATCAAGATGTCTTGACAAATAATTGCTTACTTACACAATAGCCAAACATATTAACCAAAAAAATATTAAAATGAAAAAAGCGTATTTAATTAAAATGAGCGAAGATGGTAATTACCGAACCATTTATACAAATGTAAAAGCATTGTATGAATGTGTTATAAATTTATATAGTGTAAGATTTATAGAGATATGGGATTGCACTATACATAAAGGAAACTACGCAAAATTAACTTACCCTAATCTAGTCAAAGCATTAAAATCCGGAAGAGATATAACATTAACCAAGACTGCTGCGATAGGAGATTATGGTACATTAGAAATTGAGCAAGTATCCATATCATCAAAATAAAGGTTAACTGAAGATGGAGTAAATCTCCGAAATGTTCACGAGGATAGACGGGCTATCCGCATATTAACCAAAAAAAATTGTTATGCAAAAAGTATTTACCACTAGTGGCAGACGCATAAAGCGTACCCCATCTAGCTATGAGAGATTTATTCAAGCACACATTCAACTAGGCAAAGATGTCAAATCAGCTATTAATGAATGGAAGCTATTGAACGCTCGCATCCAAATTAATTCACTTAATTTACAAAACTAAACACATGAAAAAAATAGATAAAATAAGACTTGAAATTTTAGCCATTAAATTATGGTTTCAAGCATTTAGTGATACCAATTTGTGCGATGATTCACAAAGAAATTATATGAGTAAAAAATTGCGCAAATTAAATGATGAAGAGTATCTTACCCTAGTAAAATCAAGTAATATTAAATTAATAAAATAAACGACATGGAACACAAGCACCCACAACCAATGCACACTATTATGACATTTCTTCGTAGTGAAATTACTGATGACCTAGAAAAATGTCTTGATATTGCAATCACCCTAGTTGATTATTCAGATGAATTAATTGACATGATGAACGAAAATAAAGAGATGGCTAAAACGACCCTTATGCATGATTTTAACGGATTGTTCACCCATTACGGACTTAAAAAAGCGGATGAGGATTTCTTACCTAGATTGAGATTAAATAAACAATTAAACTAAATAACATGGAAATAAAATTTATAACTGAAGGCGCAGATAAATATTTCAGATTTGACAAATATGAATTTTTTGCATACAAGCAAGGTAGAGATGGTTATTCATTAGAGGTTCATGAATTCTTTCATGTTGCTGATAAGTATCAACTAAACAAATATTGTTCACGAAGAGTACATATCCCATATGAGCCAGAATGTAATTTAAAAGCCATTAGGGAGCGTATAATTCAATTTATTAATCAAAACAACTAATTAACTATGAAACCTAATTTAAAGCGAAGATTAGCCAATGTAAATACCAAATTGAGCCGTTACGGATTGCAACCCATTACTGAAAGTGAAGCAATAACATTTAACCAAGAATTTAAACCCCAAAGCGGTCAAGATGGTGGATGTAAATTGATTAGCTATTATGGACATGATGGTCACCTATTATTTAATAGAAGGGATTTAAATCAGATTGGTGATACACTAATTGACATAAGCCGTACATATAGCGGTGTTGATATTTATTAATTATTAAACTAAACAAAATGACAAAGCAATTTAAAATCGGCGAATATGCCGTTGGTGGTATTATCAAAGTATCCAAGATAAAAATTAAGGATGAACATTTTACTGACCATGTAATGATTGAAGCACTAGATTATACCACCAAAAAAGTGGTAGTAAGTTCTAGGTTTTTTGATTGGGGTGAGGAAGCCATGAGCAATTTTTTAAATGAACTTACTAGCAGTTATTATGCTGATAAAATATTAGACTACATTAAAACCAAATTAAACTAAACAAAATGATAGTAGAAATCAAAGAGAAATCGGTATACGGAAATGTCCTAATGTATCCAAATAATCAGACGGCAAAGTTTTTTGCTGAACTGATAAACAAGCAGACATTTAACCGCAGAGATTTAGGTATTATGGCTGACCTAGGATATAGGATAGAGATTATTAAATTATAAAACTAGATAAAATGACAAAAGACATAGAACATTTAAATGTTGGAACTATCGTTGAATATAGCGGTGGTAAAGGAATTTGGATTGAATCAGTAATATATAAAATATCAGATTCTTTTGTATGGTTCAAAGGTTCGGGATTTAATAGAATATCTAAAAAGACTTTTGAAAATCACCCTAGTTTATATAGGATAAAGGTTAACTGATGATGGAATTAATTTCCGAAAGGTTCACGAGAATAGTAAAAGCTATTCGCCTCTTAACCAAAAAAAAAAGTGGAGTCACCACATAAAAAACTGCAATTGATTTATGAAAACTTTTAACGACAAATTTTCAGCGAACACCAACGAGCAAGCAGAATCAAAAATTACCTCAATTTTAGCCAATTCTAGACAAGATAATGTCTTGGTGACATCGGAGGTCGTTCCATTGGAGAAACTGACAGGAATGCCATCTAGAAGAGGATTAGAGAATGCTATCATTTGCGAGAATCAAATCGTGAATGTAGTATCCAATTCCTATGGTCATTTACCTAATGAAAAATTCTTCCTAGGTGTGGAGGAAAAGTTAATTGATGCTGACATCTACTACCAACAACGTAGTATCAATCGTGACAATCGCTCATTCGTTGTGGATTATATCCTAGCAGATGACCGATACAAAATTGAGGTGAAAGGTGACAAGGATATTTTGCGTCCAATGTTACGCTTTGTGAATTCTTACGATGGTTCATGCAAGACTAGTGGTTCATTCGGATTTTGGCGCAAAGTATGTGACAATGGCTTACACGTAGCGCAAACGCACATAGGATTTAGCGTTAAGCATTCCGGTGCAATCGCTGACATTGTAATGCCTAAATTGGATGAGATTGTAGGTCAGTTTATGGACAATGAATTTTTCACCCTTAAGCGCAAATTTGAGGTGCTTGCTGAACGTCCGGTGTACAACTTGGAGGATTATGTTAAAGTGACCGCAAAGAGCCTAGGAATGTTTAAATATGAGATGTCTGATAAAAACCCAGAACCTAGCGCAAACGCTCGCTTTGTATTGGATGTGATTGACCGCGAATCAAGACAATTGAATACACGCCCTAACCAATGGATTGTATACAATGCATTCAATGAATTGTTGCATAGTAAATTGAAGAAAACTTTTGACCAACAACGCACGTTGGATGAGAAGTTATTTGAAACTATCTACGCTGACATTAACTAATATATAAAGGGGAGAGAAATCTCCCCATTTTTAAACTTATTAAATTAAACAAAATGAAAAATTTATTAGAAGTTGAAGGAAATTACCATTCAACTTATGCATTCGTGCAACAAAACAATTTAGAAAATACTGCTACTAAAGTCCTCGGTAAAGGATGGGAAGCAGAAGATGATTGCGGACAAATTCAAGAGATAATTAATTCTCTTGGTATCGGTAGTTATTCGGTTGTATGCAATGAGCATATTGATTCTGATGGAGATGATATTGAGGTAAGGAAAATATCTGACATAGAAGGAATTGACAAAGCATTCAAACAATTAATCTCTCTTTATGATGTATGCGATGATTTAGAAAATAATGGCGAAGATAAATCAGCTAAAAAAATGAGAATTACATTAAACAAATTAGGGGCATTTATACAATCATTAAAAAATTAAACAAAATGGAAAACACTACTACGCTTGAATCGTCTTGGGGATTTGTAACTATCCTTACACCTACGGGTGCTATATTAGAAACTAACTGCTCTGATTTGCCTAACGAAAAATGCTACATCTTGGATATAGAGAGATTTGATATAGCAGAATTTAATGATTGGTTTTTTAGGCGCTATGGATGGCAACCGCCATTGGATTCCATTGATATCCTTGAACTAGGATATTGGTTAAAGGATGGCACATATGTTGCTCCATCTAATTGGAGATATGAGATTCGTGAGGAACTAGAAAAGGAAGGAAAACTTATTATTTATTAAACTTATTAAATTAGATAAAATGAAAGATTTATTTGAATGTCCTAATAAATTGCCTAAAAATATACAAGCTATTTTAAAGCGATTTAACGACCTAGAAATTGAAAGGGGTATACAATATACCGACCTCGTCCAAATGGGCAAGGAATTGGCTAATTATGGCTATAGTTTTGATTTCTATCTTGACTGCGTACCTTATAATCTTAAAAAAATAAAAAATTAAACAAAATGAAAAAATTTATTACAACTGCAATCTTATTCGCTCTATTTTTTAGCGCCTCTGCTAATGATATTATTATCAAGGATACCACAATAAACAAAGTAGTTTATTCAATGTATCAAGGTGCTAGAGGTGGAAGGTATATTATCGTTACAAGCCACAGCGGAACGACATACCGAAAATATTTTAAAAAGAAATAATTAACTATTAAATTAAACAAAATGAAAAACAAAATATTGTGTTCAATTTACAATTTATGTTTTTATATAGACAATAAATTAGGCTATATTGAAAGTTACGATTACGAAACCGCTCCATATTGTGGTCACCATTACGATGGACATAAAGGAAAGTTTACTGCTTCGGATTATCACGAAGGAGATGGAGAAAAATATTGTATATTTTTATTTTGGGTAGTTGCAAAATGCACCGAAGATAAAAATTGGTATATACAAACAAAAAAGCAATTCAATAAATATTATAAAAGATTTTAAACTAGATAAAATGAAAAACAAAATACCAACCGAAAAATTAGAAAAATGGATTAGCAATTTACTAAATGATATTGATGCAGATGAATTGTTTAGGATGCTATCCAATGAATGCGACAAAAAACAATTGGGATACCTACATGACGCAATTAAAGACGAATTAAGGCTACATGATAAGTATGTCATAGAATGTACCAACCTAATTGATAAGCAGAAATTTGAGGCTTTTATGGAAGATTACAAGCCATATTACAATGAACAATCACTAATATTTTAAATTATTAAATTAGATAAAATGACAAATCAAGACGATATGTGGAATTGTTCAGAATGTGGACAATTACAAGGCAGACACGATATGTGGTTTGATGGTATATGTGAAAACTGCAATACCAACGCTACAAAAAAAGGGACTTTTTATATAAATGAATTAGCGTGCGAATTGGCTGATTTATATATAAAACAAACCTATGAGTATACCACCGAAACCATTTGGGAGGATGATGGCGAAGGTGGTAGCAAATACACCGAATTTATGCAAGAGCAATTTGACATCATGCATGGCAAAATAGAATCCTATTTATTAAGAAACCAATTAAAATAATACCTATGACTAATTTAGAAATCAAAATCAGACTAGAACAAATCCTAGCTAAAATACAAGACAATATCACATCGGGATGGAATGATGACCTAGAAACCACTTTTGAATGTGTTGTACTTGAGGATGGCAGAGATATTGAGTACAATGGGTGGATGAGTGAATTAGAAGCCCTACACAACGATATTATTATCTAGTTCGGTTAACGAGGGGTGCGCATTCGTTATAACGCATAATTTTATTATATTATCTAATTTGCTAAATTTAAAAAAACTAAATTTATAATTATTAAATTATCTAAAATGAAAAACATTAAAAAAATACAAAGCCAAATTAGGGTTTTGAACACTAAAATTCACCTAGGTAAAGTAAAAAATGTATACGCAGTAATGGAGAAAATAAAAAAATTAAAGACACAACTGCAAGTTGAAATTGACCTATACAATTGGGAAAACTATCTATCAAAATAACTTATTAAATTAATTTATTTGCTTAATCAAAAATAGTTTATACCTTCACAAAAAATTTTAAAAAACTTATGCTTAAAGAATTATCAATTTTTATGTACCAAATGCTCAAGCTATTGGTAATCGGGTTACCTATAGCAATCATTTTGCTTTGTACCGCTAATCTATATTTTGAATTTAAAAGAATAATACAATGGATAAAAAAGTAAACCAACACCAAATGTTAAGGGACACTATGTATGTCATGTTTAAGGATAAACACCTTCCTTATTGTGACATGGAGGATTTTATTGCAATGTGGGAGGCATTAGCGAATAAATGGAACATTCGTATAGATGATGATTTATGGGATGAATTTGCGGAAGAAATAAACTGCGTAGCATCCAATAGACAAAACTATTTTAACGAAATTTTTGACAAATATTTTAATAATTAATTAAACTTAAAAAAATGAAAGAAGTAACATTAACCCTTACTGAAGGGTACGAAGAAAATTGGTATAGAATATATATAGATGGAGTAGCTTTTAAATCAGTATTATATTTTACTCATGAATCAGATGAAGATAAAGAGAAAGCCAAACAAAAAGCATTAAAAGCATTTGCAGAAGCAAAATGGTCAATAGCACATCCATCCGTCACTAAAATATTATTACAAGAAACAATATAAATAAATGAAAATCAAACAAATAAGCGTAAAGGAATACGCAAGTAAAGTAGACCCTTCTCTATTTAGGTCAAATAGAAAAAATCCAGATGCTTCATTAACACAACAAGCTATTAAGTATAGGATTAAACACAATATGCATTTGCCCCATGTAATAAAATATAACAGAGTGGGAAAAATCCATGTATTAAGCGTGTTGGCGAATTTTTAATTTAAAATATAAACAAAATGAATAACGAAAATTACAATCAAAGAAATGTAGAATGGATACTTAATTGCATTGCATCTTGCACTAATAATGAACAATTAGATTGCTGTGAAGTACTTATTGGATTATTTAGATTTAGACTTATGAAAGATAATACTGATGAAAAAGCGATGCACGATATAGAATGTGAAATTATAGAAGCATTTATTAATAAGAGGGCTTTTTTAGAAATTATATAATATGAAAAATAACTACGAATTAAAGCAGACAATGTTATTGTCCATAGAAAATGAAACTTTAAGAGAACGTGTGAAAGAATTAAAATTGGAGATAAAAAAGCTACAAGATGAAAAAAGAGAAAGAATGGTATCGGGCGAAGGGGATAATGCAGTTATTCAAGAATGACAAATTAATAAGGGAATACAGATATAATGATAGTTATAATAGAAGAAGAATATATAAAATATGGATGGTTGAAATAAAGCCTAATGGAATAGATTCTTATGAATTAATTATTAAACCAGAAATATAGTATCTTTGTATCCATAGTTGTTAGATTATAGATTTTTTAGTAAAAAACTCGCCTCCTTTCTAGGGGGCGTTTTAATTTATTGACTTTTGAAAGTAAAGCATCTCCCTACCGCCATATGCGTATTCAGGGGAATAGAATTTAAAGCCTTGTGATATTAAATTATTTACACTTGGGTAATTATCAATACTTGTATATGTTATAGCCATATGGCAATCATATGCTGACTTAATCCTTAATTTAATCATTTTCTTTTGCAATCCTTGTCCGCGATAATCTTTATGTACCCATGCCCTTACAAATATGCAAAGTCCTTGAGCAAACCCACACCCACAATACGCTATTATTTGATTTCCGGAAACTATTACCCACCAGTCCCTATTTAATTTAAACTCATCATTGCACCCACTGAATACCTTGTAATCCAATTCTATTACTTGCTCGTAAAGATTTGGTTTTAGGACTTTACCTCTACTGAATACCTTTATGGTTTTCATGGTTATACAATTTTACCTTTGAATATTCTTTTGTTATTAAATTCAAAGTCCTCCCCATTCGGGTCAAGGTCTACCTCTGCAAAACCATGATTCCACTTATTTAGAGGCATATAGGCGGGGTGTAATTCAGAAAGGCAACCCAATGACCAAGTAGTTACCATCTTGCCCGTAAGGGTAGGTTCTGTGTGTTCGGATGTTTGGTGGTTATGCCCTTGGAAGGTGCTGACCTTTGCTTTTAAGAATAATCCCCTTGCAGGGTTTACGGGGGCTGATATTCCACCTACATATTCATGACCATGAATCCCCCACAGATTATTTAATTTCATAGGTCTTTTGTCCCCTATTATTTCTATACCTCTGGCTCTTGCTTTGATGATATTCTCAAATTCAAATTCTTCTATTCCCACTAGTTCACCGGCTTTCTCGTAAAGGAAATGCTCGTACCTCTCTTCGTGGTTACCTATCTTAAAATATATCTTACACTTTAATTCCTTTTCAAAGACATCAAATAGCGCTTTGAATGTATCTAGTTCTAGCTTAAAGTTTCGTTTCTTTGGGTCTTTTATGAATCTGCTTAATCTATGGCAGTCAATGGTATCTCCATTTAATAGTAGTGCATCGGGCTTGGTTTTTTTTGCGTATTCAATCGCAGCCGTTATCGCGCTTATGCTATGGTAAGGGACATGGATATCAGATAATATTAAAATCTTTTTATGCCCTTTAAATACAAATGGTTCAAATGCAGTTTCATCTGATGATGGTAAATTATATGGATTTCTAGGGCGTTCGCCTTCTTTTAACAATTCTGGAGTAGCATATTTCCTTTCAGCACTACCTTTTTTTCCCTCAACATACCTCAAACAAGTCCTTGCGCTTTCCTCATTTTTGAATGTTAAATTATTTTCCGAGTACATTATCCTAGCTAATTTTTTAGTAGGGAAATCGGGATGTTTTGTTCTATATTCTCTTGCTATTTTTGCGTTGCCATTTTGCATAAAGCTATTTGTATGTTTGGTAGTGAGGTTTCCCGTTTACTCTTGTAGCTTTTAAAATTTGCTTTCTTTGTTTACCGGTACTCTCATAAGAAACATGAACCCAATCTGGATTTGCACTTGTTCCAAACTCCCAAATCAATTGGTCAAATTCTAAATTATCCTTGATGTAATTAAATACCATTGTGTTGGTAACGCCATTTGCACTGCCATCCATATCTATGTCAACTGCTTCACCTGTGCTATGCTGTGATGTGGGTGATGCGCCCGGCGTACAAGCATTAAGTTCTTTGCTTCTGTATCCAGAACTAATATGAATAGGACAACGGAAATGATTCCTTACTTTTTCAAATACATTTTCTGCTAACAATTTAAAGTTAGCTATGTGTTCTTCTGTTGGCATATTTGAAATGCCATGACGCTTTGCAGTTTCGCTACGGATTACTTCTGATAAGTCTAGGTGTTCGCTGATTTTCATATATTATGATTTTGGTTCTTCTTTTTTAAATATCTTTTCTGCTGTAGTTAATCCAAGACATCCAAAAGCCAAACTTGCTACCGCCCAAACCAATGATTCACTAGGTGCTTTTTCTAATGGGCTAAATGAATTGTGGTACATTGTAATGCATAACGCTACAACGCACAAAAGACCGCAAAGTCTTTTCATACTTAATCTATCATTATCTTCTGTAAAAAATTGCTTCATTGTCTATTAATTTTTTAAATTGCTTATTGTAGTAAATTGAAATAAGATTATTGCTATAAGGATGATTTTTTGCGCGAATTCGAGCTTTTCTTCCGAGTCGTAGCTTCTGGCTTTGGGTCGGGTTCTAAAGAGGTCAACACTTGTTTGATATTTACCTTTCCAAAGATTGATTGAATCTTCTTTATAATGTATTGCTTTAAATATGCTATCATATTTTTTGTTTTTAATTGTTAATGTATTATTTAATAACCCTATTGAATCGTTATAACTTTTATATAATTTATTAATTGTATCTGCTTGTGTAATGGATAGTATTACAACCGAATCTCCTCTAAATACCCGTTTTTGGGGGTATTGGGGATAGCTTGATTTGGATACCCATATCAGCATTAACACTATCAAGCCTACCTTTAATTTCATTTAATTGTTTTTTTAAATTCTTATTTTCTTCTTTTAATGTTACTATTTTTATTATTGTTTCCTTTACTATTTTGGTTTGGCTTTCACTTGCTTTTTTCTGAACCTCACTGCTAGCTTGCGTATTAGCTTCTACCTTATCTAATAAATTCTTAAACTTTGCATCCTCTTTAATATTGTCATTCTCTTGTTGCCCTATTGCTTGGCAACCAAATAAGAATATTAATAAAATAAACCTAATTCTCATTTGATAGATTTTATTGCGCCCAATTCTTGCAATGTCTTTAATTGCGTAGTAGATACTGCTTTAGCTGAATCGCTTCTTCTTAATGCTTCTTGAACTAAATCTAACCTACCTTCTATCTTTTCAATTCTAAAGTCTTGTGATTTAGCTTGTGATTGAAATGTGCTTCTGACATCTAAATACAAACCTGAAATACCACACAAAACTAAAAATAGTGTAGCTACAATTGGATTTTTAGCAAAAGTTTTAAAATCCATTATCCCTGTTACAGGATTTAAACCTATTTTCTTTTTAGCCGTTGCCATCTAAAATAACTTTTTATATAAGCCTATGCTTATGTGATTGGTGGTATAATTAAAAGTGTAACCTTCTTTTTGCTTTTTATAAATAACCCCTACTCCAACTCCTAGTTTTTGGTCAAACCTTCTGTAATCGCCTATTAACCCCAAGAATAATTCATTTTTAGGCTTGTGGTAAATGTCGTTCTTTATTGTAATTGTTTTTTGTACAAAATGTCCGCCATAACCTCTGCCTAATATTTTGTTTTGACTGATGGTGTCGCTTACATAAACATATTGAGCTGAATCTATTTTTAGCGTATCGTAATACGCATATGTACGGCTATAATCGGATATAATTTTGATTGTATCGTGAATTTCATCTACTTGATAGATTGTGTCTAAAACGACAAAAGGGATGTCTTTCCCTTTCTTATATTTGTATATTGTAGTATCCTTTACTAAAGTGTCTATCTTCGTTATTACACGAGTATTTTCTATAGGTTTAGGATTAGATAAAATAAAAAACCCTAAAACTAATACTAATAAAACTATTAAAATGTTTTTAGCGGTTGCCATCTTTTTTAAGGTGTTTGGTTTTCCAATAATAATATCTCATTGCAAACAAACCTGAAGCGATAGCAACTAATCCAGCTGTTAAGCTTACAAATGGCTGAATAGAACTAATGGTAACGACTGCCGATAGTATACTTATAGATGCCGATGCGTCCGCTAAATTATGTTGTGTCATGTCAATTTTTTACCAAATATAATTAATATTTTTATTTTACTAACAAATATATAAATCATTTATTTATTAATTAAATTAATTATTCTAACTTTGCAAAAAACTATTTATGAAATTAAACATCAACCGAATTGATTTAATTAAGAAGATAACAATTGGATTTCCCGATGGTTATGGCGCTGAAATAGGTTCGTTTAAGGGTGAGTTTGCAAAAGAAATAGTTGAAAATTGGGGTGGCAATTTATTTATGGTAGATGTGTGGATGGGACTCGGGGATGAATATAAGGACGCAAGTAACCATAATATCCATACAAACGCCTATGCAGATGCAATGAAATCTATAGAAGGATATGAAAATAGAGCAGTAATGGTAAGAGGAAGCTCTGAAGTGGTATCCGAGATGTTTAGAAATGAATCGCTTAATTTTGTATATATTGATGCCAACCATGCGTATGATTTTGTTATTCAAGATATTGAATTGTGGTATCCAAAGGTAAAAAAAGGGGGTTATTTACTTGGACATGATTACATAGATATGGATTGGGATAAAGACCCTCATTTTGCAGATTGCTATGGCAAAAACAAGCACATATATTCATCTACAGGGTTTTATTTTGGTGTGTTTGGCGTCAATCCAGCAGTGGATGAATTTTGTAAAACCAACAACTATGAACTTACCCTAACAAATGAGTGGTTTGGAACATGGATGATTAAAAAATAAATTATGAAATACCCCAAAGCGTATGTCTTATATGCCAATGAAAACTATATAGATATAGTTAATGCTTGTGCTAAATCAATTAAAACTTTCAGCAACCTTCCTGTTTTTGTCTATCTACTTAATTGTGATAAAACCGTTTTGGAAGCTGATAAAACCATTAATTGGGAGTGTGATATAGATGCAGATGAAAAAGAAGAAATGTACCTTAAGCAAAGTGATTTAAACTTCTATGTAAATAGGGCTAGTAAAAGAATTTATAGGCTAATAAAAGAACGACCACTTATTGTAAAGCATGCTCTAAAAATGGCTAATCTTGTGTGTTATGTGGATTGCGACTCCATAGCTACAAAGCATATAGATAGAGCCTTTAAATTATTTGATGAGCATAGCTTTTATCCATTTTTTTCTGAAGGTATTTATGATTTTTTAATGATGAATGGCAGGGGCGGGGCAACAGGGAATGACCTATCTACTACATTAGAACATCCAGCTTGTGAATTATTTAGTATTAATCAAAACAATCGTAAAAAATACAGGACATCAAATATATTTGTTGCAGGGCAAAATTGTATTGAATTTTTAGACACTTGGTATTGGATGATGATACATCCTAAAATACTTGCAGACCCTGAATTATATGCCCCATTTCAGGATGAAACCATTGCAAACTGCTTGTTATTTAAACATAATTTTCAAGATGGACTTCCTTATGTTTATACTAATGGTGGATTAGATAGGATAGATGAAGTGCTTAATATTGGATTCAATGGTTCAGTACAATACATAGCTCAATGGTTTAAGATTCCTGCAAAAGAAGAAGATTTACTACTGTTCCATGGAGAAAAAAGAACTGCTGAAATGAATAAAATGATTGAAAAATTAAAAACTATATGAAGAAAATAAAACTACTTTACTTAATGCCTCATTGCAGTACAGGAGGTATGCCCCAATTTGTTCTTAAGCGTATTCAAACACTATTAGATTATACAGATGCATTTGAGATATTTGTTATTGAATATCATGATTATGGTAAATCATTTCCTGTTCAACGAAATCAACTTATAGAACTTTTAGGCAATAATTTTATTAGCTTACAAGAAAATAAAATGCGTGTAATGGAAATTATTCGCACCGAAGAAATAGATATAATTCATTTAGATGAGATGCCAGAATTAATGGATAATGATAGATTATTTAAAGATTTATATCGTAATGATAGAAAATGGTATATCGTTGAAACTTGTCATAATTCCTCATTCCGCCCTGATACAGATAAAAGATTTCATCCTGATTTATATTCTTTTTGTACTCCTTGGCATGAAGATATATTTGGTAATATGGATGCTCAATTTGTTACAATACCATATCCTATTGATAAGAAAGACAATCATGCAGTTAAAGAAGGTAAGCATGTTCTTAATGTAGGATTATGGACTTCTGGTAAAAATCAAGGTGAGGGGATTGAAATTGCACGCAAATACCCTAATATGACATTTCATTTTGTAGGTAATCAAGCTAGTAATTTTTCTGATTATTGGTTACAACTGATGAAGGATTTGCCACCCAATGTAATTGTATGGGGGGAAAGAAAAGATATAGATACTTTTATGGAGATGGCTGACATATTTATGTTCAATTCTACCTTGGAGTTGAATCCATTGGTACTTCGTGAAGCTATTGGGTATGGACTTCCAATAATCGCGCGGAATCTTCCGCAATACGCGGGAATGTATGATGATTATATTAATCCTATTGATACTGATTTAAATACTTTAGAATGTACTTACAAAGTGCCTACTGACAATACCTCATTGACCTTTGGATTAAGACATGAAGAAGCCTATAAAAAGATATTAGAAAAGCCAATCCATCAACAAAAAGTAAAAGTTATTAACTATTATGTGGATAACCCATTTTTAGAAATTAAGGGTGTTTCTGATAGTGATTTTAAGGTGGCATTTTATGATGAAAAAGATATATGCCATTATGAAAATACCATTAAATCAAATAATTGGGTTAAAGTTAACAGGCAATACTACACAAAATGGACTGCAAAGGTTTGGCAAGATGGAGAACTAATTTACGAGGACACACTAGACTTAAATAACAAAAGAGTTTACATAGCATTTGAAAGTAAATCATTAGGAGATACCATTGCATGGATGCCGTATGTAGAAGAATTTAGAAAGAAACATAATTGTACGGTGATTTGCAGTACATTTTGGAATAGCTTGTTTGACTATCCAGAGATTGAATTTGTGGAACCATCGTTTGTAGTACCAAATATTTATGCCCTTTATCGTATTGGTTATTTTGATAATTTAGATAAGCTACCATTAAAGCCTGTAACAATACCTCTTCAAAAGGTCGCTACAGCCATTTTAGGACTTGATTTTAAAGAAATGATACCAATACTAGCTTATAAGCCTAAAGTGGCTAAAATGGGCAAATATGTAACAATAGCGACCAATTCCACTTCAGGAATGAAGTTTTGGACTAAAGAGGGGTGGCAAAAGCTTATTAATTGGTTAGTTTCTGATGGGTATGAGGTGTATAATGTTTCCCTTGAACCAAATCCATTTGATAATTGCACACAAATAACCACTCCTTCCCTTGAATCTAAAATGGATTGGATTGCAGGAAGTGAATTTTTTATAGGATTATCTTCAGGTTTAGCTTGGGTTGCTTACGCTATGGGTAAGAGAGTGGTAATGATAGCTAATTTCAGTGAAGAGTTCAATGAGTTCTCTTGCATAAGGATTGTAAAAAAAGATGTTTGTCATGGTTGCTGGAACAATCCTAATTTTAAATTTGATGCTGGAAATTGGAACTATTGCCCGATTTATCAAGGTAGTGATAGACAATTTGAATGTCAAAATTCAATAACAAGTGATATGGTTATAGAAAAAATAAAACTAATGAATGGAAAATTTTAATTGGGGTGACTCACCTGAAGAGTTCAACAAGCTGATACACAAAGAGATATTTGAAGATAAGATGTACGAAAAGGTTTTTAAGGTGAAAGAGGGGGATGTCGTTTTTGACATTGGCGCAAGTACAGGGGCTTTTGCTTATTCTATCTTGGGTGCAAATCCAAGTCATGTTTTTTGCTTTGAGCCTAGTTACAAGGAGTTTATGACATTGGTATTAAATACTAGACAAGCGCCTGTTACCTGTGTAAACAAAGCCATATCTGGTATAGTAGGGGAGTTTAAATCAGACTATATATTTGATAATGACCAAGATAAGATATATTCTACCACTTTTATGCAAGTGATAAAAGACTATAATATAAATAAAATAGATTTTTTAAAAATGGATTGCGAGGGTGGTGAGTATGATATTTGCAATGCTAAAAACCTATTATGGATAAAAGAAAATGTAAGCCAAATAAGTGGTGAATGGCATTTAAGCACTCCTGAATTAAAAAATAATTTCAGAATATTTAGGGAGAACTATCTAACGGCATCTAACTATAAAATATATTCACTAGACAATTTTGATATAACAATGGGTGTTTGGTCAGATGAATTTATAGACTATTATACAGAAGTTATCGTACACATAGAAAATAAAAAAGCAGGTTAAGGTTGTTTCTTCTCTTTTAGACCATAAGTAATCCATCTGTACCAAATACGCTCATGGATGTAGTATTGGATTGGTTTGTAAACTAATTCAGCTACTCCAAATGCAGCTCCTACTTTTATAGAACCACTAATACCCCACATGATTCCAAATCCTACGGCTGTACTAATAATTCTATAGCTTATAGTCTTGGCTAAATGCCTTTTCTTTTCTACTATCATAAACCTAATTCTTTTCTAATTTTAGTTGCTGATATTTCTGCCACTTCTGATGGTGGTATATATTCTATAATGTCATATCCAACTCCTCTACCAAAGTTGACTGAAGAAATATCAGGAACAATAATAACTTGAACGCTTTCATTATCCCAATACTCTTTTGATATGTTTTCAAATACCTGCCTTGTAGTAAATGGATTTTTTTCATTAACATCACCATCTCTAACAGCAATACATACCCTTCCTCCGTCATCTAATACTTGCTGAAATAATTGTTTATGAGCCTCGTGTAAAGGTTGCCAACGACCTATAAACAAAGACCATTGACTATCTTTTCTCTCCATTGAGCTTTTAACATGTACTTTTTTATTCCACATATTTCATTATTTTATCTGCTGCTTCTTCAATTGATTGATTATCGGTATTTATTTGCATGAAATTTTCCAATTCTGGTTCTTCAAAATCAGCAACATGAAAACCTTCTCTACCTCTTGGTTTTGTATAAGTTAAATATATCCATTTAACATCATCACTTAATGAATTAAGATAATCTCTAGCTTCTTTATAAGGATAGACAACAGATACAATTACATCTTTATTATTCCAGTCTAGATATGCAGCTATATCACTAGCCTTTTGCAAGTTCTTTAACCTACCTTGTCTACTAAAATCTTTATTCTGAAAAATTTCCCTAAGCTCATCTCCATCAATAAGTTCAGTTGTATATGAATCAAAGTACCCCCTTAACTCATTAGCTAAAGTTGTCTTACCACTATGTGGCTGTCCAAATAATACTATTATCATTTTGTATATCTAAATTGTTGAAAAAACCATTGATAATTATCCCAAATCCACCCTGTCACCTCTTTGCCCAACAGTTGTTTAGCTCTTGATGGAACAGGCTCTAGCTTTGTACGGATGGTATGGTCACCAAAGCTTCCATATACTTCATCATCTTCTTTAGTTACTTGCTCTATGTTGTCCCAATCATGTTGGTAATATGGTATGCCTAAATACTCGTATATTTTTACCATTGTGCTATCAGGATATAAACATAAATCCTCAAACTTTACAAATAAAACATGCTTGTCTATGTCTAATCTAAACATCTCTTGCAGCCTTTCAATAGCTAATCCTACGGGCTGTGATTGCGACCAAATATCTATACGCTTTGGTACTGTCGTTCCCTGCATTTGCGCCCAATTTAAAATAGCATTTGCTTTGTCTGGATTCTTTCTATAGTTGTTTTCCATTGATGCAAACACATCTCTTAAATCTCTAACCATCACAATAATTTTTGGGTTAGGTTGTATGAAATTTAAAAAGTCATAGTGTATGCCCCATCCTCTTGATTTGTCTACAATATACTTTTTATTTGTAATGGCATTATAATAAGCTTCCATACCAAATCTACAAAAGGCTTGGAAAGCCGTTTTCATTATCGCAGAATCTTGTGCTTGAAATTCAGGAGAGTCTGTGTAATTACCTCTTGCAGCAAATACTAATTCTAAAACGCCACTTGTAGGCGTTGCATAGATATCTGAATTTTGAGCTAGTATGTTTTGTAAAAGTGTACTACCACTTCGGGGAAGAGAACTTTGGTAAAATATTTTTTCCATATTATTTTTTCAGTGATTCAATAATTTTATTTACATCAAATATCTCCTCTTCGTTATTATACGGAAACTCCAAAAGATTACCTGAAATATCATACTTCTGCAAGAATGAATGTCTTAACTCTGGCTTTTTTGTTTCATTGTTAGCTAAAATATTATCATGTATTTCATGTCCAAATACAACAGGTGTATTAACTACCCAACATACTGTGCTTGGCTTATTCATTGCAGCAGCAGCATGGTGAGCAAAGCTATCCATAAACAATCTTTTCTCACTTAAATCTATAAGAACTGCTAATGCTCTAAAATTATCTGTTACTGAAAATGTTCCATCAAATGATGGTTGGTCATCTCTTCTAATATGAATGATGTTGTAATCATTTCTAAATTCTTCAATTACTCTTGCTACAACACTTGTAGGTATATCTCTTGCCCATGAGTATTTTAATTCTTGTTGAGCTGCGCCACCATTGGTTTGCAATAAAAATATTGGCTTGTCTGAAACAAACTTCTTACTAAAAAAGCTTCGCTCTCTATCGGTAAGAAACAATTCTGGACTAGTTGATTCGGGTAAATCTAAACCAAGCATCTTACACCATGTATGTGTTAAATGTTCTGTTTGTAATAAATGCCCTGCTTCTAGGTACGGGTCGTGTCCAAAGAATTTAAAATCTTTTCCATCAATATAATCTTGGTAAAAATATTGAGTTTGACCAAATGTAAAAGCCCTATCAACGTGTGGATTATCAAGAAATACTTCAGGATAACCGCTTAACACGATTAATTGGGCTTCAGGATATTGTTTTTTAATTTGTTTGCAAATAACGGTGGACATGATACATTTACCAATTCCGCCATTAACTTGTAAGATAGCTATCTTCATGAATATTTGGGTTTTGCCCAAAGTTATGAAGTAACTATTAAATTAAAAAATTAATTTAATTAAATATTATTTTGGTTCTGCTGGAGGTACATAAGCCAACACTTCTGCTGCTAATGTATCTAACAACGCTTGGTCTAGGTTAGCTGCCTCTACTCTAAATGATTCAGCATCAGGAGTGTTTGGTAACCAATCAGAAAACAATGTGTTAAAGTTATTAATAGCGTGATATGTTTTTGGACTAGCGTAACCTTCAGGCTTGCCTGCCCATACATTATCAACTACTGCATCAACATCTGCTTGAAAAGCTGAAATTGGTGCTTGTACGTTTTTTGTGTCAGATATTGCTTGAACTGTTCCGAATCCGAAGATGTGAAGTGTGTTCCATAAATTTGCCATAATTGTTATTTTTATTTATTTACAAATATAATTAATTATAAAGATATTTCCTATATTTTAATCCAACTAGACCCTCCATTATTAGACCTCCATAATTCATTAGTATTATTACTACTATAATTACAAGTGCCTGCTAATATATATTGACCATCATCTGACGCTGAAATAGCCCACCATTGTTTATTTCCGGGTCCCGATACTGCTGTTAGTGGCGTTGCAAAACTAGCTCCACTTTGATAAATTGGATAAGTAGTATTAGCACTATAATAAAGAGTATAAAATCTATTTGAACCATTATTAAATACAGCGATTCCACGATAAGCTGATGCAACAAAAGTAGAAAAACTACTACCTGAATTAGTAGAGGTATATATATCTGCACCTATTAGCCCAATCACTGAACCACTTGATGTCATTGATATTCCTCTTTTAGAAATGCCTTGTGTTCCAAAAGTAACAGATGTCCAACTAGCACCATTATTAGTAGATTTAGAAATCCCTGTTTGAGTGCTGATAACCATTAAGGAGCCATCTGAATCTATTTCACTAACAAAAAAACTATTTTGTTCATTTTGGTCATCTTCGTCAATAGCAAGAGAAAATGATGCTCCAAAGTTATTAGATAAATAACTTCTAGATGTTGGAGTACTAGCACTACATAATGAAGGGAAAAGACATACTATAATATGCTCTCCATCTCCTGAAATAGATACATTGCTTATAGCTAATGGATTAGGGTAATCACAGGAAGGGATATTGCTTGTTATATCTGTAAAACTAGCACCATAATCACTAGAGAAAATAAGTTTACCATATTGTTCGCCTGCTACTACATACTCTCCAGTATCTGATATAGCAATTGAACTCCAATAACCAATTAATGTAGATTGTTGTCCTCCAACCTTTTGGAAATTTACACCGTAATCAATAGAGCGGTATATATACCCTTGTAAATTATCAAGAAATTGAGGTCCGACTTTTGCTGAAGCTACTACTTGATATTGTCCTGTTGTTCTACTAACAGCTACTGATGAAATTGGGAATTTTACATCAGTAACTCCATTATTAATTCCTCCATCTTCTACTACTACTCTAATAGCACTTGGAGCATATATAGTATAAGGAAAAGATAATAATACATATTGTGGTCCACTTGGAAGAAATATATCAGATTGGTCTACTATTTGATTGCTTGAGTATATAGTAATATGAGCATAACCTGATGGGCTGCTTATTGTACCATCTATATATAATATAAATCCAAAACCGGCTCCATTATCTGCATATACTTGAAAATCATAATTAATTGTAGTAATAGTAGTTACATTATATGAAAAAGCGGCAAGATTCCCATTAGTTGAACCTGTAAAATAAATACCATAAGCAGGCTCCATAGTTATTGTTCCTGTAGTATATATATCACCTTTTACAACAAGCTGATTTGTAGTTTTATTTGCAAAAGGAGGATATGCCGCTATAGTTGGATATGATATAGAAAGAGGGGCAAGTATATAATCTTCAAATTCTTGTTTAGTTATTTGCTTTGTACTAACAGGGACAGGATTAGATGGAAATGCCGGAGCATAAAATGGAGGATTAGTTATTGCATCTTGTAAATTATTACAAGAAACACATTGGTTATCAGCTATACTTGCAAAACTCATATTATTTCAATTTAGCTTCTAGTTTAGCAATTCTTTCTTCTAGTTTAGATAGTTTATAAGTATTTACGTGGTTGTAATCAACTTGCTTATATCCCTCTACATTATTGTGTACTGCATTTGGAAGTACTTTTTCTACTTCTTGTGCTATGTAACCAAAACAAGATTTATTATCCGTATCTTTTTTCCAAGAGAATTGACTAAAATTAATACCATCATAAGCACTAAATGTGTTATGAATATTTTTAAGTCTGCAATCTGATGTTTCAAAAAATGCTGTGGCAAACATACAAGAACAAGCACAAGAGTTATTTGTATAAAAAGTACAAGCTGCTGAAGCAGTGATGCTACAACCAAAAGCTCCCGACCAAGCCCCACTAGCGGTATTACTTGAACCTCCTAAAACAGCAGAACAACCACCTGATGCTGCATTTGAAACACCTCCTACAACTACACTACGATATCCTGAAGCTGTATTACTATCACCACCGCCTACAAAACTTCTACCACTACTTGCGGTGTTACTTGCTCCTCCTGCAACTGTTGTAAAATATGTTCCACTAGCTGTGTTTGATGCACCCCCACCTACTGTATTGTAAGCAATACCTGAAGCTGTGTTACCAACACCGCCTGACACTGTTGAGCTTAAGGTTGAAGCTGTATTACCTGTACCACCTGACACTGTAGAAGTAGCTCCTGAAGATATGTTACTAACACCACCCCCTACAACAGAACAAACACCTGATGCTGTATTTGTAACACCTCCTCCTACTGTTGAATAACTATTTGTTACTGTATTAGTACATCCACCTGCTATTGCTCCCCAAGCACCTGAAACAACATTTGCTCTACCACCACCAATAAATCCGTGACAACCTGCTGATATTACATTTTGATAACCACCTGATATTGTTGATGCATAGACACCACATATTCTACTGTTATAACCTGCACCAATAAATGAATAATATCCTGAAGCTGTATTGTCTGCTCCTCCTACTACTGCTGCTTTATAAGGTCCACAAGCTCTATTACCTGTACCTCCAACAACAACAGCAGCCCAAGAAGTAGCATTATTACTATATCCACCACCTACAAAAGTACCGCAATTTGTTGATGTATTGCCAAATCCGCCTGAAACCACTGATGCACAACCTGAAGCTGTATTAGCATATCCACCTCCTGCTTTTGAAAATACACCTGAAGCTGTGTTTGATTGTCCACCACCTATTGATGTGTGGCTAGCTGATGCTACACTACCATATCCACCTACAATTGATGCACAAGAACCTGATACATTATTATTTTGACCACCACCAATAAATGCACGATATCCTGAATTGGTATTAGTTCTTCCTCCTACAACTACATTTTCTGTTCCTGTAACTCTATTTGCATATCCTCCTGATATTGTTGAAGCATAACCACATACTATATTATTATATCCACCACCAATAGTATCATAAGTACCTGATGCTGTATGTGCTCTACCACCTGCTACTGTTGTAGCTTGACCATTTGATGTGTTACTAATACCACCACCTATTACGGCATAAATAGCTGATGAATTATTTCCGCTACCTCCTGCATTTACTGAAAAACTACCTGATGCAGCATTACCTCCTCCGCCTCCCGCAAAAGAACAAGCACCTGATGCAGCATTAGCTGCACCACCACTTACTGTACTATGAGTTCCTGAAGCTGTATTTACTCTTCCACCTGCTATAACACTTCTGTTACCACTTGCTGTATTAGCTTCTCCACCTCCTATAAAAGAAGAATAGTTTGATACAGTATTATAATATCCACTCCCAATACCTGACCAAATATAACCAACATTATTACAAATACCTCCTGATACTACAGCATATCCTGCTGAAGCTGTATTTGTTTTACCTCCACCTATAAATGAACAAGCTCCTGAAGCTGTGTTAAGTGTACCACCTCCTATTGTAGATAAATAACCACTACTTATGTTATTATACCCTCCTGCTATAGTTGAATTTACTCCTGATGATGTATTTGTTTGCCCTCCTCCAATTGTACTACCAAAACCACTATTATTCACATTTTGATATCCTCCTCCTATTGTACCATAAGGTGCACTATTTGTATTTTGATATCCACCTATTACTGAAGTATATTGTGCTGTTGCCCTATTCTGAAATCCTCCTCCTATTGTTGAAAACTGACCTGCTGCAAAAAATGTTGTAGGAGCTACTGAAAAAAATCCATTTGTAGTATTAAATGTACCACCTGATGTGTTGTTTCCAATACCACCTGATATTGTTGTACCTGATGTACATCCTGCTGCGACAGAACTACAAATATAGTTACAAGTACCTGCACCAATAAATGATGCTGTTGAATTTAAACAGTTTTTATAACCTGCTGATATTGTATTATAATTACCACTACTATTATTATACCATCCACCACTAATTGTGTTAGCATAACCACTTGCTGTGTTTGTTTGACCACCACCAATAAATGAACGAGAACCTGATGCTGTGTTTGATATACCTCCTGAAACTGTAGAAAATTGATTTGAAGCTGTATTAGAACATCCTCCTATAATAGCTGAAGTTGAACCTGATGATATATTATTATTACCACCACCTACAAAAGAGTATCCCCCTGAAGATGTATTACCTTTACCACCTGCTATTGTACCTGATGTAGCAGGAGCATTGTTACTCCTACCTCCTGCTATTGTAACATAATATCCTGAAGCTGTATTTGATGTTCCACCTCCAATTGTACCACCATATTGACTATTTAATACATTACTTGCACCACCACCAATAGTACTTGCAGCATTGGCTCCAATAACACAAACAACGTTAGCTTGACCACCACCTATAGTAGCGAATGCTCCTAATGCTCTATTAGAAATACCACCACCAATAGCTGAGCAATTGCCTGAAGCTGTATTACATGCACCACCATTTACTGCACTATGGTTCCCTGAAGCAGTGTGTGCACCTCCTCCTGCTATAACTGAATTTAATCCTGAAGCAATATTTGAATCTCCACTTAGTACGGATGAATAATAGCTTCCTGAAGCAGTATTGTTATACCCTCCCCCTACAACGTGAAGACCTTGACCACACGCTCTATTAGTACTACCCCCTCCTATAAAAGAACGACTAGCTGTAATTGAGTTAAGATATCCACCACTTATTGTTGACCAAGCTGTACTTGCTGTATTACCACATCCACCAACTACAGCAGAGCAAGCAGCTGATGCAGTGTTACCGTGTCCTCCTGCAACCACTGCTCTATAGCCTGATGCTGTATTGCTATCTCCGCCACTAACAACACTTCTACCAGCACTCGCAGTATTTGATGCCCCACCTGAAACAGTTGCAAAATATGTTCCACTAGCTGTGTTTGATGCACCACCACTTACTGTTGCATAAGCAATACCTGAAGCAGTGTTTTGCTGACCACCACCTACCGTAGAACGATAAGTTGAAGCTGTATTAGTAAAACCACCACTTACTGTAGAATGAACTCCCAAAGCTTTATTACAAATACCACCTCCCACAAATGCATGCGCTGCTGTAGAACAGTTTGCAAGTCCCCCTCCAACAAAAGCATAATTTGCAGAGGCTAAATTTCCATTACCACTTGCTATACCTGAAATATATCCTGATGCTGTATTGTTTACGCCAAATACTACTGAAAAACCACCACTTGCTGTGTTTGTTCTACCACCTGCTGTTGAGTAGTTTCCTGATGCTGCATTACTACCACCGCCTACTACTGTAGAATTACAACCTGAAGCTGTGTTTAAATTACCACCACTAACAGTTGCATAAGTTGAATTTGCTGTATTTCCATCTCCTCCAACAACAACAGAAATATATCCTGATGCTGTATTGGCTGAACCGCCACCGTGAAACGCTCTTGCGCCTGATGCTCTATTGTTTGACCCTCCTACAGAAGTAGCTAAACAAGCTGTTGCACAAACTAATGTGCCTCCACCTACAAACGCATAGTCACCACAGCTAATATTCATCCAACCACCTGCAAGAACACCTGCTGTTCCCATAGAATAAAGAGTAGTTGGAGCAGTTGAAAAATATGCAGCACCCATAACACCACCTGCTGTATTGTTTCCAATACCACCCCCCATAAATGAACCTATACCTGTTGCTCTATTACATATACCTCCTGCAACAGTTGATTGCACTCCTGATGCACAGTTTCTATATCCTCCTGATACAGTACTACTGTATCCACTTGCTAAATTTACATATCCTCCTCCCACTGCAGAATAAGAATTTGAAGCTGTATTTGCATAACCACCACCTATTGATGTGTGATTAGACGATGCTACATTACCATATCCGCCTAAAGCAGCAGAATAATTACCTGATGCACTATTTACAACACCACATCTAACAGATGATAATGTACCTGCTCCTAATATAATAACAGCACTAGAACCAACATTTATACCACTAGAACCTGAAGTACCTGCCGTTCCGCTTGTTCCACTAGAACCACTTGTCCCACTAGTTCCTGAAGAACCGCTAGTTCCTGTAGTTCCACTTGTCCCAGTCGTTCCTGAAGAGCCAGATGTTCCTGAAGTACCAGATGAACCAGAAGTTCCAGAAGTTCCAGATGAGCCACTACTACCACTTGTACCCGTTGTTCCACTAGTACCTGATGAACCTGAAGTCCCTGATGTACCCGTAGAGCCACTAGTACCAGTTGTACCGCTTGTTCCAGAAGAACCTGATGTTCCTGTTGTGCCACTAGTTCCAGAAGAACCTGAAGTTCCTGTTGTGCCACTAGTACCATTTGTACCATTTATACCGCTAGTTCCTGATGTTCCTGAAGTTCCGCTTGTGCCAGAAGTACCACTTGTTCCCGAAGTTCCTGAAGTTGTACCTACAGCTATACCAATTTGTTTTATGTTGGTAATAATTGAAGGTGCTGCTGGTATTGTGCCTGTTGCAGCTACTGCTGTTACCTGAACATCAGATGCATTTGCTTGAAAATAAACTTCATAATAATCATTAGCATTTGCACTATCAATAATAGAAACGAATGGTAACTGCTTTGCACTTTGGCTTCTTAAACCTAAGATAGAATCAGTTCTAATAATATTAGCTCCATTTTTCCTTAACCAAATATTAACATCTGCACCACCACCACCTGTATGTTCTATCTGTAATGAATATGCAATTTCATATATTCCAGTATGTTGAACAGTAAGTTGTGAACCACTGAAAACAATACCATTACTATATTCATCATTTGTATATGTAATTGCTGTTGGTGTATTTGCCGCAGTTACCACTTGAGTAGCTGTACTTGTAAACGCACCATACCAGTTAGCAATAGAAGCTCCTGAAGTACCATCTATACCATTGCGTCCCGAAGTACCTGATGAACCACTAGAGCCGCTTGTACCAGATGTTCCAGATGTTCCTGTAGTTCCGCTTGTACCAGATGTTCCACTTGTGCCGCTAGAGCCGCTTGTGCCTGTAGTGCCTGATGTTCCCGAAGAGCCATCACCACCACTAGCACCATCCAAGTTTACTACCCATGCAGAATAAGTTCCACTACCCACTGTTCTAGTTGGGGCTGCAAATTGCAAAGCACCCGTTACACTATTATATGAAATAACCTCACACTCTTGGAAGTTTGAAATATTATAAACTACTATTATTGATTGAGCCACTGTATAAGCAAGTCCTGTTCCAACAGTTATTGTTGCCGCATTGCCTAATGTAAATGTTGAAGTAGATGTGGTAGCATATTTATCACCTGTGTACCCTGATGTTCCTGCGGTTCCTGAAGAACCACTTGTACCAGATGTCCCACTCGTTCCATCTGTTCCTGAAGAGCCACTAGTTCCTGTAGAACCAGAAGTACCTGTCGTTCCTGATGTTCCGCTTGAACCTGAAGTTCCCGTAGTACCACTTGACCCCGTAGTTCCGCTTGTACCACCTGTTCCGCTTGTACCTGCCGAACCACTCGTTCCTGATGTTCCACTAGTTCCGCTTGTGCCATCGCTCCCTGAAGTACCGCTAGTACCTGTAGTACCTGAAGTCCCCGTTGTACCTGAAGTCCCAGTAGTTCCTGAAGTTCCAGTAGTCCCTGATGAGCCAGAAGAACCGCTTGTTCCTGATGTACCTGTAGTACCTGAAGAACCGCTTGTTCCTGAAGTTCCAGAAGAGCCACTTGTTCCTGAAGTTCCAGAGCTTCCACTTGAACCACTCGTTCCACTTGTGCCAGTTGTTCCACTTGTTCCGCTTGTTCCATCAGTTCCGCTAGTACCTGAAGTACCACTTGTTCCATCTGTACCTGAAGTTCCCGAAGTTCCACTAGTTCCGCTCGTACCCGTAGTTCCACTTGTTCCTGTAGTACCAGAAGTTCCTGAAGTACTTGAGCTACCAGAACTACCGCTTGTTCCTGCTGAACCGCTTGTACCAGAAGTGCCTGTTGTGCCTGAAGTACCTGTTGTTCCACTTGTACCCGTAGTACCACTCGTACCACTTGTACCCGAAGAACCTGAAGTTCCTATAGTTCCTGAAGTATCGGCTGCTACTATGCCATTAACGGCAACCAAAATTCCATTTTCATTTCTTATTTTTATATCCCCCGTAATGAGTGATTGAATAGCCATTTAAATTTTTTTTCTTAATAAACTAAAATTCTAACAAATTCTCCAGTTGAAAAAGGAACCGTAGATGCAACTGTTAATGTACCTACTGCGGTATCCCATTTAATATCATTTCCTGTAGGCGTGCCACTAAATATAATTTCACCGACACCTTGACCACCACGAGTTGCAGAAAGTAATGATTTATTAATTGCTTGTGAAAATGCTATTGAAGTATTTCCAGTACCTGCATATTTTCCTAATGGTATTGGAACCAATGCACCACCTGAAGCCGGATTAACAACAATACCACCTGTACCAATTAAACCTTCTGCTTCATAAGCATACCCACCACACATTCCATAAACATAATTAGTAAACCCATTTATATTTATTCCTGTATAACTATTAGAATATACCCACTGAAGCAAATAAACTTCTGTAGATAATTTTTTAGGTAAATTTAAATCATTTTCTTGTTGGTTTTCAATAGCCTTAATAACTAATGATATCGAAACCTTCGCTATCTCTATAACATCTGCTGTACTTGGCATTAGAATACAAGTTTAGGATTGTCAATAATGAATTTCGCTTTATTTAAAGATAATTGTGCAATTGTTATACCAGCTCCTAATGATATAGCATCATCCGCCGCTCTAATATAAGTTGTCAATGCAAATTTTGTAGATAGCCAATTATCTCCATCTAATAAAGATGGACTTGAAACTTGAGCTTTAGATAATTTTACATCATATATTTTTGAGTAAGTTGAAAAACAATAATCAACTGTTTTACTATATAACACGACGTAATCTCCAATTGTAGAAGTAACACTTCCCCATTCTACGGTAATAGTTAATGCGTAATCTTTATCAAGAACATCATAACTTATTGTATTGCCAGATGCTAAAGGGAATAATTCATAATTTGTAGTTGTGCCCTCTTCAACAAGATATGTTCCATCTGATTTTCGCATATATACTCTTCTGCTTGTAATAGCAGCGTCTGTGCCAGTGCTTGTATCCGTAATTACAATCAAATTAGGCACTGAAATATATTGCGTTGCGGTAAAATTTTCTAAAAATGGCATAATATAACTTTTATCAAAAATACCAAAAAATAATAGTATTATAAATAAAAAGCTCCTACTTTTTTTTAAGTAAGAGCTTTCTCGTAAATAATTAAATTAATTATACCGTTTCTGGTTCAGTTAATTGTTTATTGATATTATCTAAAACTTGTTTACCATTCTTTGCAGAATTAATAAATTGAGTTAAAGCTTCTGTAACATTTCCTCTATCTTCTTTTGATATAGTTGTTATTTCTTGAGAACCAAGAGTAACTTTTCCTGTTGCAATATCAAATTTAAGAACATCAGAATCTAATGCTTTTCTAACAGATGCTTTAATTGGTTTATTAGGGTCATTATAAACTCTTAAAAACTCTTCAGGTTTAGTGCGAGCTAAATCAGCTACTTGAGCTAAAATAACTTCATCATCAGTAAATTCATTCCAATTTAATGATGCACCAATTTGACGAGCTTCAGAAGGTTTTAATTTGGTAACAATATTAATTGCCTCTTTTAATGTATTAAAGCCAGTCATAACTTTTTGACTCGTAACTTTTTGATTAATAACTTTGCACATAGGAGCTTTGCTTTTATCTCTTCCTCCTTCTCCTATAATACTATCTTGATTCCAATTTGAAATCATTAAAAACTCATACAACTCTTCATCTTTTTGATTACCACCGGTTAATGAAAATTTGCCTCCGAATTTAAAATCTCCAGAGCCATCACTAATCCCCGGCATAAAAAATCTTTCTCTAGGATTGCCATCTCTATCCCATGAATCAGCAACTACTATATCTACCCAAGAGCTTCCTTCTTTAATATAAGGGTCTTTGATTCTATCCCTTAAAGGAATATTTGCTTTAGGATAAAGCATAGGACTTTTTTGTCTTTCTTTTTCATCAGGGTCATTGTTCTTTTGACCGGTAAGCATTTCAAATGTGATTGTTTGACCAACCTCCAATGCAGGAATTTGATTTTTTAATTCCTCTGAAATTGCGTTGAATTTTCCAACTACTTGCATATTGTGTGTTTTTTATTATGAAAATAAAGGGCGGCTTTTTACACCGCCCCTTTTAGTTTGTATTAAGATAATACTTGTTGACGCAAGAAATGTTGAACACCTAAACACTCAAGACCTTGAGCAGTTGTCCAAGAACATGTCCAGTTCATCGCATCTCCGTTAGGATTAACAGGAGATAATGCTCCTGTATGGATTTCACCAATCATGTCATTACCGTACTTGGTTTGAGCAGGTACGTATCTTACGCGCATTGCTGAATCATAACCACCGCCTTCAACTTTAACTCTATTGTTATAAGGAATGTAGTAAACACTCTTATTGATAGTAGTTTGGCTGAATAATACCGGTTGGTCTTGAATTGGCATTGCCATGTAATGTAAATCAAACCCACCGTAGCTAACTTTGTCTACAGTCAAATCTAATTCTTTACCATCAACTACAATACGTACTGATTGAACACCAGAAGAACCTAAAGCCTTCCAATATGTATCATGCGCACGCTTTGCAGCAGAAGAACCAAATACTAAATAATCTTTAGGAGAACGTTGAGAAATCAACACATCTAAAGCGTTATCAATATTTGTTTGTTGTACTGTACCTAAAGTACCATTTACTAATGTAGAACCATACATTTCAATGTATTTGTTCAATCCACGAGTAGTTTGTACCGGTCCACCGCCATCTCCGCCAGAAGTGTTAGCATCAGTCAAGATAGGGTTGCTATCGCTGAAAGTTGTAACTGACATATCACCTGCAATATAAGCAGCATTGATTTGTCCTTTCAAACGGATTGCTTTCTCTAAATGGTCTTTAACGATAAACTTGTTTTGTCCGTTAAATTCTACCTCGATTGTAGCAGCGTTTTGTACATCTGTGATTTTAGAGATTTCTCTAAAGATTTGATACTTGTTAGTGTAACGAGTCAAACCGAAACGTAAGTTGCTTTGAGAAACAGAATTCTCACCAACTGCTACAGAGAATAAAGATAATTTATCACCAGCAGTTAAAGTAGCGTTAGCTCCAGAAACTGTCTTAATGTAAACTGTATCAATACCTGAAGTAGATACTACGTTTGTAACGATAGCAGAAATAGCACCAGTAGGAACTAACACTAAATCATCTTTACGAGCTTGACCTGAAGTCGCTGCTGTACAAGTGAAGTTTAATGAAGTTGTACCTGTACCATTAACTGTACCACCTGTTGTATCTAACAATTTAAATAAACTTTCATTTACAAATGTGTAGTACAAAGGTTGACCTGTTGCGATTGGTTTTTTTCTATCTCCCAACCATAAAATGTCGGTTAATGCATCTTCGTTTTGGATGTCAGTAACTAACTTGTTAATCTCTCTCGTGTCAAGCACTGGGTCAATAGCGCTGACGTAGGCTTTGGTTATATTTCCAATATTTGCCATTTTGTTTTGTTTTTAAGGGTAAAATAAATTCTACCTGCCTAGTGTGCTTACTTTAGCTCTTGTTTTAATAGCTTCAGCAAACGATTCATTGGGTTGGGCAGGCGTATTACCTATTGGTCTTCGTGCGTTTTGCCCTTCTTCCACAATAGCTTTCAGCCCCAATGATTTACCATAGTTCACTAAATCTCTCTCGTAGTTTGGATTCATTGCCACTAATGCAATTTTTTGCAATTTAGCGACATCTGGAATAAGCTTACTCACATCTGCCTCTTGCGGATTTACTGATATTGCTCTTTGCCATTTTTCCGAATCTAACGCTACTGACATTAGATTTTCAGGTTTATCAATATTGAAATTGAATTTACCATTATCACCCAAATCAATAGCAACTCTCTTGCTTTGATATAAGTTTTTAGTGGCTTCGTGTTCCTGAAAAAATTGAATAATCTTTTGTGATTGGTCTATTTCTAACTTCCGCTGCTCTTCATACATTGCCTGCGTATTCGCCTCTTGCGTTCTTGCAGGGTCTGGTATTTGGAATTGCTTCTGTTCGGTAACTCTTTTTTGTCTTACAAGTTCTGCATCTGCCTCTAATTGAATTAATCCAATTTCTCTATCTTCATCAGATGCCATATCTGATTGCTTGTATTTAGACTGATATAATCTTTCAACCTTATCTTCAGTTAGATGTGGGTATTGCGCCTTTAATTCATCTAAAATCAAATCCTGATGCGATACAGTTTCCCAATCAAATGCTCTTGCTTCTAAATATTTATACGCATCTCCTCCATTCTTTCTATACTCTGCAAATTCTGCTAAAAAATCATCATATCCTAATTCTTTTAAAATATCTTTTGGATTTGCTTTTTTTAACTCTTCCTTCCAATCGGCAATTACAGCACTTGCTGAATTGGCTTCTCCTTCTGCTTCTCCATCAAGTGATGGCATCGTGAATGAAGATGCATTTTCTTCAGGTGGCGTATTGTCATTGTCGCTAGCTGTAGTGTTCTCATTTTGAACAGTTTGTGTTTGCGGTTCTACTTGCGCTTCGTTTTCTTCGGCTTTAAAGTTATGACTTTCGGCTTCTCTGTAATCATCTACGCTTGGGATACCCGTACTAGCTTTGTAAACCGGTTTTGTTTCTTCTTGTGTTGTTTGTTGATTTTGTTCTTCTGACATGTTTGTGTTTTTTCGTTACGAAATTATATTTAAGGAACATCGTTGATATGTTGGTCGAATTCTAATATCTCTTTAGTTGCTTCAGCTGTTTCATATTTTGCAAGCAAATCACCATAATGACCTACTGCTTTTCTTTGTATTTCCAAAAATTGTAATAAGAATTGCCCTACTACACAATCTTCATCTTCTGCTTTTTTGTAGAACTCTTTATATTTATTATACACTTCAAGCTCCATTTCATATCCTATTTCTAAAGATTCTCCAATAGTCTTTACTTTATCTTTAATAGCTTCAATTGAAGGCATGTCGGCGCAATCACCCATGTCATTTTGGAATTCAACATGCATTTGATAATGCGTTAATTCTTCAGCGCTTTCTGTTAAAAAATATTTTTGTGTACCAAAGAAGCCATATTGTTGCATTTGGTTAGCCAAAGCTTTCCATAAATTAGATTGATATAACTCTAGATATAACGCCTCTTGCAAGACGCTTTTCATACTTTTCGATAATAAGGATTTTACCATTTTATTTTGTTTTCATTGTTTGTACTTGCTTTCTGTCACTTACCGCTATTCTAGCATCTGCTGCTATTCTTTGAGCGATAACTTTTGCTTCTTTTTGTATTTCAGCTTCTTGAATATCTTTATCCTTCTTGCCCATTTGAATAATATATTCCCATTGTTTTTCGGCATTAATTTTAGCTATATCTGCATTTAATTGGTCTTGCAATGTGATACGCTTTTCTTGTTCAGCTGTTTGAACTGCCATTGCATTACCTTGAGAAGCTTCTCTTACCTTCTGTAATTCATATTCCTGCATCTTCTCTCTACGCTTCTTAATCTTATATGCAAGTATCATTGATGCCATTTTTAAATTACGGCAACTCATTACAAGTATTTTATCTTCAGGCTCAATCAATCCTTGAGAATCTCTAATGTTTAATTCTTGTATTAGTTGTTGTCTTTCGTAATCAGATGGGCTATCTTCAATAAATATACCAAACTCATGAATAGATAAATCAGGATTAATTTGGAAAAATTTAACGGTTTCCGTACCCAATGCTCTACCATAACCTTCTACCTTACCTAACTTGACAGCTATCTGTACTTTTGCAACAATAGCGTCAGCAACATTTTGTACCAATTGCTTGTCCGCAAAACTTAATAAGTATAAAGCATTATTAGTGCTTTCCATTGCAGCGTTTGCAACTGGAACTAATGTTTTTGCATTTGGAGTAGAACCATCTGTCAATTCATTTAATCCTGATATTTGACGCATCATATCAATAGTGTTTTGCAACTCTTGATACAATTGACCAAATACAGCTAATTGCCCTGAAGCTTCAATGCTTACTGGCTTGTAGTTTGGATTTTGACTTAACAAATCTGTTGAACGATAAGGTACAACAAAATTAGAAAATATAAAATCCATAACCTTTGTTGGATTCATCTTATCACCACCACCACCAAAATCAACTCCTTCTAATGCATTTAAATCTATATTTATTAAATACGGAATTAATTTATTAGACATATTTTGAAGCCTGAACCAAGCTAAACAAGCTTTATCTTCTAATGGAATCAATCTTTCTGTAATGCCTGCGAAACGCATTTTATAGAAATTCCATGAGTATAATTGGATGTTTAATTTTGTATCCCACCAAGACGAAGGCTGTCTAATTTGATTTTCAGACATACCCCAATCATACATATAATCGGTTTGAATTAACCATTTGCATTTATAAACAACCTTTTTAGTAACAGGCATATATACAGGCTCGGCTTGTCCTTTGCTTTTTGAGTCAACTAAACTAGGTACAGAACCTGCGTAGTCAAACTTTTCAATAGTGCCTTTCTCGTTAACCGCCAAGTCCATTTTGCTTGAATCCTGATACTTTGTTTTACCAAAGCGAGCATTACCTCTGTTATCTATTTCTTCTTTATAAGTGTAATCATTCCATGATAGGAATTCAAAATCTAAAATAAGCACCTTAAAACGATTCCAATATTTTGAATAGTCTGTGCCATACATAAAATTAGATGGGTTACCAAAACGTCCGGCTACAGATTGAACTATCAAATTTAATTGGTCGGGGGAAAAATAAGGTGCTAGGTCCCCTACATATACTTCTCTAACTTCTCCGAAATGTACTAAATCGGAAAAGTCATTTTTTGCGCAATACGATAATACTAAATTTTCAGGATTAACTTCTCTTACATTCACCGCACCATTCTCATCTATATATTCAGTATATCCACCAATACCAAAATCAAATAAATTTTCAATAGTTCTTTTTCTTTTCTCGTCAAATTTATTTTTATACATTGTCAAAGCAATAGCACATTCTGCTTCCATTGCCATAACATGTTTGTAACCAAATTGTTGTTCCATTAACAACTGCTCCATATCTTCAGGCTCACCCTCCATTGGTTTTAATACTGGGCTATTAGCTAATTGCTCATTACCTGCCTTTATTGCAGCTTCACGCATCATCACCTTAACTTTCATTTCATTAAAGCGTTCATCTTCTTCACTTTTAGCCAAAGGGTCAACTGCAAATGCTTGCAAATCATAACGCCTTTGAACAAGTTTTGAAATAGCTATCTCTCTATACTTTGTTAAAAATGATGGTGGAGTCCAATCCGTATTAAGCCATGTTTTATCTGTTTGCTCATCTACATTCAAAAGTTTTTTATACTTTGTAGTGCTTTGTCTTCCTAATGCATACTCTCTTATTTCATTCATTTTTGATTGACCGAAATTCAACATATTATTTGGCACATAACCACGGGAATCACCCCATGCCGCTTTGCAATATTGAAGTATCCAATCATATCCTTTTTCCCTTGGGTCAATCTGTTGATTAGGGTATGTATTTGTAGCTTGTTGCATTAACTAAATAAAATTTATTACCAAAATTAATTAAAAGTAAATAAAAAAAACAAAATATATTTTATTAATTAAATTAATATAATTCCCGTCCTATTAAAAGGTCATCATAATTCATTTCCATTTTTGTATTATAGGAAAATCCATTGTGTTGAATTGCTATAAAAGGGACAGATACATAATACTTTCCAAGACCTGCCAATGCCCTGTCAATATGAGCATCATCCGGTAAAGATAAGTAAGTTTCATAGAATTTTTTATTTACAATGTAGCAATGAAATCCGGAAAACTCTTTTACTGAATTATCCTTTAAAATCTCTCCTAAATAAATACCACTTAAATATACATCAAAATCTTCAGGTTTATGCTCTAAAAAATAAGAAAAACTATTTTTGTTAGTAAAACGAACATCGTCTTCCATTATGCATATTTCAGGCAATTTATTATCTAAAGCATACCTGACGCATTGTTTGTGTGCTAAATTTATAGCTTTCTTAACCGAATGACTATCATGAACTGCCGGAAAAAATTTAAAATCTCTTATGCCTTGAGTCTTAAATTCCTGCATTAACATATCAAATCTAGTAGCTGAATCAAAATTATGGATTACTGCTATTTGCATTTAGAATGTTTTTAATCTTGTTAAAAGCCCCTTCGTATGTATAATATTCATTGTATATCTCCTTGATTTTTAACTGCTTATCTACTATCTGTAAATCAGTGTAGCTTTTTAAAATTTCCTCTATTTTACTTGAATCCTTTTCTTCTATTATAATTCCATAGTCTTCAAAATTAGCATCAAAGCAACTAATAAATTCATCTGAAATATATACAGGGATGGTTTCGTATTGCATACATTCTGCTATTCTAAAACTATTCAATCCATACCCCCTTGGACATAATCCGAATAATGAATGAGAGATTATATCGCAAAATGATTGTATGTCATGCTGCTTATCGGAAATATAAAAATCCTTATTCTGTATGTTAAATACATTTTCCCTAATTGGATGCGTATGTGTACCAATAAATGATGCAAATATTGACTTGCTATGATTCCACTCGTATGAATGTGGCTTACACAATAAAGGAATTTCAACCCCCGTCTTTTTGCTCATACTGAAGACTAAAATATCTAAATCTTTAAAATCAGTCAGTACCCCGTCATCGTATTGGCAAATAGTCCAATATTTCAAATCTTTAGGTAACTTATCTACATAGTCTTGTAATTGCTTTCTTGCTACAGGATTATTACCATAATTATTATTTACATGATATGCTGTCCATTGAATTGGAAGGTAATGCCTTTCAGTGTTTGGGATATGCTCGTGTGAAACCCAATCTTCAAATATAATATCATTTTCCCAAGGATATATTGTATTTATTGTTGGAGTAAATTCTTCTGGTATGTGTATCATATTTTGTATTTACGGATATATAATGCATCTGTCCACGTTTCGGCTACCCACTCCCCCGTTTCAACTCTTTCAAATCCTCTTTGCAACATGAAATAATCAAGCTCCTCTATCAACATGCACCCCTTATACGTTTCTTTCATATTCACCTCAAGCAATGCGTAATCAATATTTTTAATCAAATCGCCCATCCCTTCTATTGCTAAATGCTCCGCACCTTGTAAGTCTACATTCAGGAAATTTATAGTAGATACATCTACATCTTTTAGCAATGTATCTACTCTTTGTGTTTTCATAGCTATTTGTTCTACATAATGCACTTCAGGATGAATCAATGCATGAACTCCTAATTCCAAAATTGATGAACTTTGACTTTCATTATTTGATACATTGAATACAACTTCATCGCCATCCACATTACTCAAGCAAGCATTATATGCTGTTTGTTGTGGGTATGGTTTTATATTATGCTGGAGGTCTAAATAAACTTTAGGTATAGCCTCTACCCATATAACTTTCCCCTTGCAATAATTGTCATAGGCATCTCTTTCCTGTCCGGTAGAAGCTCCTAAATGCAACACCCCGTTTATATCTAACTTATGCTTGTTGACTAAATAGTCAAATGAAATCATCATATACTTGCGTTTTTATTAACTTGATTATCTATCCAAACATATAAATTTTCTAACCCTGTTTTTAAAGGCTTTGATGGTCGCCACCCTAAAACTTCTTGTATTAACTCATTATTTGAATTTCTTCCTCTTACGCCTATTGCGTTAGATTCTATATTTTTAATTTTTATATTTTTACCCGAAATGCTAATTACTAATTTAGCTAAATCGTTAATAGATATAATTTCATCAGAACCAATATTAACTGGTTTTCTATAATCAGATTCAAGCAATCTCATCACACCTTCTATACATTCATCTATATATAAAAAAGACCTTGTTTGTAAACCATCTCCCCATATTTCTATTTCCCCTCCATCTTTAGTTTCGCATACTTTTCTAGTAACAGCGGCTGGAGCTTTTTCTTTACCACCAATCCATGTACCATCTTCTCCAAATATATTATGAAATCTAGCTATTCTTATATCAAGACCATAATTTCTATGAAAAGAATCAAATAGTATTTCGCTAAATATCTTTTCCCATCCATACGGGCTATCTGGGTTAGCTGGGAAACAATCGCTTTCTTTTAAACCTTTGTTATCTGTAGACTCTTGTATTTCTTGTGGGTATGCGCAAGCGCTTGATGAAAAGAATAATTTTTTAACGCCACATTTCGAAGCATAAAATGCAATATTTAAATTTACCAATGCAGAGTTATGCATAACATTTGCATCATTATCTCCTGAAAAAATATACCCTGCACCCCCCATATCCGCCGCCATTTGAATTACTAAATCAAATGCATTATCCTTATCTAATAAATTATGTTGTTTTGGCGACCATAAAACCCTGCTAACTAATTGCTCATCTCTTAAATCCCCAACGATAAATTCATCTGCTTTTGTTTCAGAATGTTCTGGGTATTTCAAATCTACGCCTCTAACCCAATAACCATCTTTTTTTAATCTTTTAACCATATGGCTACCTATAAATCCACCTGCGCCACAAACTAAAGCTGTTTTCATTTTTATTTATTTAATTTTAAATACCATTGTTTCTTAAACCACCATAATCCCCAACTATTCAAAGTATCCTCTGAATGTAAAATATCTTCTGGATTAAAGGTCTGCCCATTTAATTCATCTCTTAAAAAAACTTTAGGAACTACTTCATCAACCGCTCTCATTACTTCAGGAGCATTGTAATCATGCCCTGCTAATATGTTTTCATCTTTTACCTTTGGATACCAAGCTTTTATTTCTTTTTTAGTTTCCTCGTAGGTATGTGACGAATCAATGTAACAAAAATCAAGATAACCATCATTAAATAATTTTACAGCCTCTAAACTTTCAAATGGAACTACTTCAATAAACTCCCCTAATCCACTTTTTATAATGTTTTGATATATAGTTTTCATTTGTAAATAACCGCCATAATCCATGTTATCTACCATATACAATTTAAACTTTTTGCCAAGTCGGTTTATTTCTTGTGCTAAATAAATGGCACTATCGCCATTAGCAACACCAACTTCACAAACTTTGCAATCGTCAGGAAGCTCTTTTGCAATTCTTCGGTAGAAATGCTGAAAATCAAACATAAGTAATTCACTCATAATTTTATCCATTCAGGTTTTACAATATCGCTTGTATCTAATCCGCACCATCCTTCGCTAAACCAAAATTGCGGGAATATTACTTTTTTATTTTCGTTTCTGTTTAAATAAGCTCCCCACCAACTAAATGTAGACGGGCTACATATTTGATGCTCACACCAACTCATTTCTATTAAATCACTTTGCTCATCTGTATTTCCGGAATATTCGCAATCATTTCTATGTTTAAACGCATCCATACACCAAGCAATGTCATCAGAGAAAAACTTAAATTTATAATCAGGAAACATAGCCATAGCTTTTTCATACCATTCAATAGTAACTTCAGGATGTTTTTCTCTTAAAGTAACATAATCCCCTCTTCTTACATGAACTGCGACATATCCCTCTTTTTTTACCCAATCAAATTTTAATAAATATAAAATCTCACTTCTGTATTCATCAAAATATTTTGCAGTTTGTCGGTATCCTTCTACAATAATATTTTTATCTCTCCAAGATTCTTCAAATGGCAACTCCTCGTAAGAGTGCTTACCTTCCCATAATTGTATTTTTTCTAAACTTGGATTATATGTATTATCAATTAAATGATGACAATAAATAGGACTCCATTTTGGATTGCTTGTTTCTAATGGGACTGTAAATTCTAAATCATGTTTTATAGCATAAGCTATGGCTGTCGCACATTCAAATAAAAAATTACCCATTCTTCCTGCGTTTGTAAAAGATACCATAAGTAAAATTAATTAATTTAATTTAATTTCCTAATCTTTTCTAATAATATTTCTCTAAAATCACCTGTTCTTTGAACATTATTTATATAATGAGATTGATTGTGAACCAAATGATTATACCTTAACTCGTGAACAATATGAATATACCTACCTGACATTAACCAATTGTAATTTTGAAATAAGCTATCACTTGTTACGGGGTCTGTTGTAGCATCCCAAACATCACAATAAGCATTTTTGTTTACAAAATAATTCATACAATTTAAGCAAGTTTCAAACATTGGCTTATCTATGTATTCTTTTAAGTTGTCTTTGCTAACTATTAAATCTGAATATTCTGTATAATTGAATGTTGGTTTTGCCCAATCAGGAGCTAAAATCATATCTTCCGCCCATTCTTGTTCAAAAATTTTATCAAGGTATGATTTATCTATTTGATTATCAGAGTCTAATATAATGCAATAGTCGGTAGGAGATAAACTAATAGATATATACTTATTAGCATAACAATCTCTATTAGTCAAATTTCTATATAATTTAACTTTAGATAATTTATCACACTCCTCCTTTAATTTGTTATAAATATGCATTTCGCTTGCATCATCTACAATGATAATAGCTTCTACCCTGTCATCATTGTAAACTTCTTTAAAACTATTTAATGTCATTTCTACTCTATTCCAAGTAGGTATGCAGATTGATAATGTTCTCATGGTTGTATTTCTCCTAGTTTTTGATAGTATCTGTTTTCTATGAATGGTCGCCAGTCTATAAATTGACCGCCTATATCAGACATTCCTTCTTTCTGTGTGCAAAGTAACGGATATGTTATGTAAGTTTGCTGCATAGGTTGTATTTTTTCAACAATACAATTATCTATCGGAGCATATAGCCCTTGAATTAATATCTCTTTCATCCCTTGCAATGACAAAGCCCAAGCGTGGGTAGCGAAAGCCTTTTCTACTCTTAATAAATTAGGGGATGTTCTTGCTCTAAAACCGCCAGTAACCTGCGCTCCTAATAGTAATATATGCCAAGCTTCGGGTAGTTGTTTTACTACCTTTTCCATTGTTTCATTAGGGTTGCCACACGATTCAACAAACATTGCATCGTCTTCAAAAATTAATACTGAATCCCATTTGTTTTCAATTGCTTTTTCAAATATACCCTGCACTGTAAGGCGTAGTCCTTCTGCTCCTTTTTCATGCTTAATAGCATTAACTAGCTCATACGGAATACTCCATTTATCTAATTCGCCGGCTATATCTAATAACCTATCAGTTCTTTCGGGTAAATTTATAACGAATATTTTCGTAAAAAAGTCTGTCCACGCCATTATGCTATTTTTGTTTGTTTAAAAAAGTCTGTGATTTTAATTCTATCTTCTGATTTCTTAAAAATTGCTCGTTTAAAATAGTCAGCAACAAGCGTCCACCCGCCTCCCATTACAAGGTCACTTACTTCGGTTTCATTCACATTAAATTTAAGAAGTCCATCGTACTTATCATCTATCAATTCCGGATATATCAATTTACCTTCCTTGCCATGCGTTAAGATATACTGCTCCCATAGGTTTACCATAAGTGCTTTATTATCGGCATTAGGGTCAATACCATAATTTGCTTTATCAGGCAATCTCATTAGAAATGCTTCACAGTTATTATCTATAAAAAATTTACGCAAACCCCCATCCATTTTAGCCTCTATCAACATTTGTCCGCCATAAGCAAAGCATTGTAAAACCATATCCATATGAAATAACTCTACCATTCTAGGTCTTGCATGATACTTACTAACAAACATCATGTTATACACTGGGTCATTGTTACCTATGTCATATCTATTTAACACCAAGCTTGTGGCTTTAGAGCCTTCGCCATATTCGACAACTGAATTCTGAAACGGGTCACATCCCATAATAAATTGAACAGGATTTTTAGGTAAAAATAAAGACCCCCTAGTTATGTATGTTTCGCCTTCGGGTCGCTTAAAGTTTTTAGCTATAGTCCATCTACCATTCTCTTTTGTTGTAGGATGCCATTCCGCCTCTGTAAAAGGTTTGCCATCTTTCCACATCCAATTGCCATATTCTAATACTTCCTTTTCGTTTATTTTAGATATTTCATACAAATCATTCAGCAATACAGCATCAAAATGACAATTATTATTCCGAAGCATAAACATCTCCCTCTCATCAAAAGGGTTCATCCTTATCTCTTCCTCTAATTGTACGCTTTCTAAAATCTTTCTTTTCTCTTTTAAATATTCTTTTGCGCCTAATTTAATATCTTCTTCATTAAGGTCACCTGCGCCTACATAATTATCAACTAAAAATTTATATTGCTCTTCGTTTGGCGGGTCAATGACACTCATCCCGTATCTATCTATAAAACCCAAGTACCCGTCATAAGCCGGAGAAAAATATTTAGCAAGTCTATTAGGAGTTTTTGAGTATTTAGTATGGTCTGCGTTATCCCAGACAATCTTAAATTCTTCTCCTCCACTAGTCATTGAATTGGATGTTGATGGACATTCTATAAATCCTACCCTTTTAGCACCCTTTACAAGTGTCTTGCTTACAATTGATATAAATGTCGAGAATGGGTTTTCTTTTGCCCATTTTCCGCCTTCATCAAACAATCCACGACTTAACCTTCCGGAGTCATAAGAGTTCAAGGAAGGCGCTCTGTAATCAATTTTAGACCTATGTCCGGTATCTGTGTCAATTGTACTTCCTTTTCCACCTTTTACTTCTACAGACTTATGCGCAAATACAAGTTCACTTACGCTGTCTTTGTTGTTTAATTGCTTTGGTTTTAAGAACACGGGCAATTGCCTATATCCAAAAGAAATCATATTTGTAAATGCAGCTTTGGCATCTATCTGCGTTTTGCTTGTTAATCCGCAAAAGCTATTTTTATAGAAGATACACTCATAAACGATATTTGATGTCGCTTGCGAGGTTGCACCCTCTCTACGCTTTTTACCCCTAACAACACCTAAACACCAAGGAGTCTTCTCCCAATGGTCTAAAAACAAAAAATAACGCCTATCCGCATCCCTAAAATCGCCATAAATATCATCTTCTAATTTCCACCATTGAAGATAAAAATAATGCTTACCTGTAAGAAAAGTTGGCACCCCATTGTTGTAGAACCAAAACCCTTTTCTACATCTATCTACCTCTCTTGCTGCAAATTCAGATTGCTCTAAATCCAATAGCGCATTACCTTCTTTATCATATTCTACCGATTCAAAAAATTTAGGCAATTCTTTTCTTCTCCAATACTGCTCACTAGCAATATCAGCTCCCCAATCTTCAATTTCATCAGGGACGGGAGGTAGATTAATTTCTACCCCGTATATTTTTATTTTATCAGACATTATCTTCTTGACTCTGCTATAGTTTCAACAAATGGTTTTTTGACTACATCTTTCTGCTCATCCCCAGTAACGCCCGCTGAAATGCCTAATTCCTTAATGGCTGCGGAAATACTAGCGCTGTCGTTCCAGATAACTTTTAGTCTTTCAAATGTTTTGTCTTTAGGGTCATCAAGTAACAAATTGCTTATATTGGTTTTATTCAATAAATCAGCCATCTCATTCGCCTTTCTATTTAAAGCGTAAAATAATTTGGCTGCGCCATTTTGTTCATAAAGTGAAAGTTTGTGTTTTAATTCTTCTAGTGTTTCCATGTTTTGTTTTTAGTTATTCTTCCTCATCTGCGTTGAATTCAGATTTAGCTTCTTTTGTTGCGGCTGATTTTGCTTTCATAATAGCCGCTGTAATATTTTCTGGTGTTGATTTTTTGATTGGTACATATTCTCCTGCTTCTGCATCATATATACCTTCTTCATACAACTCTTTCATTTTCTCTTCAATTAGCTCATCACGCAATTTAGCAAATTCCTTGAATTCACTCATAGTTATATCTTCTCTAATTGATTTAGGGTCTAATTCATCACTATTTTGCGCTCTTTGTATCATTTCTTCCATAGGCTTCATATTCTTATCAGAATAATAACTACCAAAACCTATTCCCAAAATATTTGGCATTAATACAGTTAATAAAGAAACCATCCCATCTTCTTTAAATGCATTGTAAACATCATCTGCATACATAGGATATATTTTGACTATTTCCATTGGGTCAAAATCTTCACCTATTGTATTCTTTCCAACAAATGCATTTACTCCATAAGACCAGTTTGGAGCTAATTTATTTCTAAAAAATCTAACAGCACTGCTCAAAGCAAAATCACGAGATTTAGCAGTTTCAAAATTGCTTTTATTTTTATTAGCTGCATTAACTCCATATTCAAGTATTCTTAAAAATGTTCTAATATACGAAGCTTGTCCAGCAGTAAAGTCATACACTTTCTTGCCAAATCTAACTTGTAAAAATTCAGGGTCATCAGGGTCCATTGATACAGCACCGCCTGCTGCTGCCAAAGCTAATGTTGACATAATTACAGTAGAAGTATATGCTGCCATATCTTTCATTGCCATTTTTCTTACTTCTGGAGGCATTTTTGCATAGTAAACCGGATTTAAAGTATTGAAATTTGCTGCCATCAATCTAGCACCATAAAATATAGACCCAGCAGCTCGCTTCCCTTCAGGTGTTTCTAAAATCTTTAACATATTGCCACTACCAGTACTATTCATTACAAATTTAGCCATTGCCTCATATTCTTTAGGGTCACTTTCTCTTGTAATGCCTCTACTTAATAAAAATTTCTTATTTTTTTGATAAAGCTCATATCGGGCGACATTCATAGAAGCATCAGCTATTCTTTGAGATGCAATCATTATATTTCTAATAATAGGTATTTTATAAACAATATTTCGAGGGTTTGTAAATTCATTTGTATTTTTAGAATCAATTGCATTTAATTCATTAAATCTAATACCATCTTTCACCATTTCTTTATAATCAGGTGATTGCTCTATTCCATACATTAATCTATCATAATTCTTTTGACTAAATATGGATTGAGAGCCTGCATATATAAATTTTGAAGCAATATCCCACTTTCTAGGATTTAATGTCAATTTTGCTAATTGTCTAAACCAAATAGAAGCATCAATAGAAGTTTGAACTATTCTCCTTATTCCCATTGTATTTTCTACAAAATCCCATGCTTTTTGCCACCATTTCAAGTTTCTTTTTTGCTCATTATATCTTTCTACAGCAAGTGCTTTTTCAAGCTCAATGACTTTATCCATTTTTTGCTTTGTCTTTTTAGACATCGTATATTTAGGAGTCTCTTTTGGTTCTTTATCGTAATTCTTATTTTTTAAATCACTTTCTAATTGTGCAATTTTTTTATCTAAAAATTTTTGTCTTTTTTCATTGTATTCAGTATCTGTTAAATTTTCTTTAAAAGCTTCTGTAACTCCTTCTTCTTCTAATTGTTTAACCTTATACAATCTCTTTACCTCTTTTATTTTATCTTCTAATTCCTGAATTCTTTTCCCTTTTTCTTGAATTTGGGCTTCAGATTTAGCTTCCTCTTGACCTAATCTTGCTTTTTCAAGTAACCCTAGCAATTCAGCCTCTCTGCGTAACATTCTAATTCCAGCACTTATGTCGTTAGCTGTTTTCTTTTTAAGATTATACTTACCTGCAATCACATCTAATACATCTCTTTTTGTTAATCCTTCAATTAATCCAGAAAATTCTTTATGAACTTCGGTAACAATATCATCTAATTTAGAAACACCTTCAGCAAATAAACTTTTAACATATTTATTCATATGAGGAGCTACTGCAAATAATTGAGGCAATCCCGGTGCAGAAACCATTAATCCGCCACCACCTTTATTAACTTTTTTTACGGCTTCTTTTGCAGCAGCTAATGCATCTTTTCTTTCTTTTACAAATTCTTCGTGAGATTTTTTAGCTTTTGTTTTACCCTCTTCTTTTAATTCCATTTCAACTGATACTGCCAATTGTTCTATAATATCATTAGCAGCAGATTCTTGTAATTGTTCCTTTGCTTCTTGTATTTTTTCAAATCTAGCAGTTTCTTCTATCATCATTTTAGGAGTCAATGGATATCCCTTATCTTCTTGTCTACTTAATAAAAAGTTTGATAATGTGTTAGCTTCGTTAAGCTTTTTTATTATTTTTAAACTTTCTAACGCCTTACCAGTTTGAGATGCACTTTGTTGAAATATATCAGCAAATTCAGTAATCTTGGCTAATAATTCTGCTGAAGGATTATTTTTTAATTCCAAATCTAATGCAGCTCTATATTCAGCCATAAACGCATTTTCGTAATTAGTTAAAATCTTTCCTAATTTTATTTTATCATACAAAGATTCAACGCTTACGCCTTTTTTAATCATCTCTTGGGCTGCCTCTCTTAACATTTCATGAGTTTCAAGAGGTAATCCCTTGTATGGTGGAAGCCCAAGACTTTTTCTTAATTCACCTATATCTGCTGCTGTTATTCTAACATAATCTACATCACCATTATCCAATCCTACATTTTCAATTTCTTCTGGGATTTCCGTAGTACTTTCGGGCTGTGTTGCTTCTGTGCCTTCACCCTCTCCGGTAGTTGTTTCCCCTTCGACTCTTGGTTCCATTCGTTTACGTCCACCCCCTGCTTCTCCAGTTTCTGCTTGTTCTGGTTGAAGTATTTCCTCTGTGCTTCGCTTTTGTACGGCATCTTTTATATTTTTAAATGTTGGCAAATCAAAGTCTGACTTTGCGATTTCAATTAAATCCTGTTCTGTAAAATCAAGTTCATCTATCGCTTTTTTATCTTCTTCATTTTTTAAATTATCCTTTATGAAATTTTTTTTATTTTTAAAGCTTTTTATTCCTTTTAGCTTATCAACTGCTGCTACTTGCTCTTCTTGACTAACAATATCTGCAACTACTTTTTTAGAAAATTCATCTAATGTCATATTAGATATTTGTTCAGCAGTCATATTTCTAATTCCAAAATGAATTGCAATTGTATCCCATAAATCTTTTAACCATTGTTTAAAATCAGCTTTTTGTGCAGCAGTTACAAATTTTTCTCCATTATCACCTATAGCTTTTGCAAGAGCTTCTGATTTAAAATAATTTTCTCTTTCTAATTCAGGTAATTTAGATGCATTTTCTTGGTAAACTGGATTATTCTTAACATCGGAAAGATATTTAGAACCTTCTATTTTACCCATTCCAGCATCATGCAAATCTTCTCTATTTTCTTTAGCCCAACTTAACCATAAATGACCTGCTTCATGGAATGGAGTATTACCATTCATTACATCAGCATTTAATACAATTTTGCCATTTTGCTCAAAACCATAAATCGTTCCTGTAGCATCTGTCATCATATTAACACCACTAGGATGTTCAGAAGCTGGTTTAACTACTCCTTTAGCCATCCCAATTTGATTACTACCAAATTTACCCGCCCCTCCCCTTTTATCTACAGCATTATTATTTGCATCATTTAATATATCTGTAACGTGTTGAGATTCTTTTAATACATTTAATACCGGTTTAACTTTATTGCCATTTTCATCAAATTGTTGCAAATGAAATGGATAACTTTCATGACCTTCTTCTTTACCACTTAAATCAACAACTTTTACTGGATGTTTTATTTCAATAGTTGCATATGCTTCACTATTTTTTACTCCAACGGTCATGTTGTCTGATAGTAAATGACCAATAGCATCAATTATACCTTCTTTAGCAAAACTAATCTCTCCTGTTTTTCTTTCTGTTGATTGTGGTAAAGCTTCAGTATTAAGTAATTCTCTTATTTTACCAATATTCTCTTTAGCGCTTTTACTATTTTTAGCTAAATGGTCAATAATATCTTGTACAAAAAAACCTCTTTTTGAAAATGTAGAATCATTTACACCAAAGAATTTTTTAGATATATCATCGTGAATAGCTTTAGCATCTAATCTACCATCAAAATCTATATTATATTTTTTACCAACTTCAGTTAATGCTTTTCTAAAATCAGATAAAGAAACTAATTTTTTATCTACAAAATATTCTAAAACTTTCATTGCAGCTTTAGCACCTGTATGAGATGTTAAAGATTTTGATAAATCTCCTTTTGTAACAACAACATGAATTGTACCATTTCCACCAGCATCGATGTCCTTTTGTCTAGCTTCATTTATATATTTAGCTAAAGTATTAGCTGTAGCATTATCAGAAGATGCCCAAACATCACCAAATTTAGTAACAAAGTTTATACCACCATTACCATCTACAATCGGTTTACCATTTTTTGTAATAACTTCTCCCGTAAGCATATTATCAGGATTAATAACTACTACTGGTTTCCCTTCTAATCCTTTTATGTCAAAATTTAATTTAACAGTACCATCATCAATTAATTTTTTCCATTGAGGTGATTCTTCAAATCCTTTTTTCTCAAACCCGCCCCAAGATTGCAAATTAGCCCCACCTGTTTTAATAGCATCTTCTAATGCTTTTGCAAAGTTTTTACCCTTTAAGACACTTATTTTAGCTTTATCACTTAATTTTTGAATACCCTTTCTTATTTTATCAACTATAGGATTATATACCTCTTTTGGTATTTCAACAGGTTTTGTTTCTTCAGCTACTTCAGTTGGTTTATAAGCCAATAATTGGTCAGGAGTGTAACTCCTTAACATTTCAACAGAAGTGACTTCTACAGGTTCTTCATCTTGTTCTGTTACTGCAAATATTCTTTCTCCATTACTACGTCTTCTTTCAGCTTCTAATGTGCTTCCTATTGGTTCACCTTTTTCTTCTAAATCAAGTGGTATTTCTACTACTTCAACTGGCTCAACTTCTTCTTTTACTTCAACAACTGGTTCAACAACTGGTTCAACATTTTCTGTTGGTTGCATGGGTTCTTCAACAACTGTTGTTTCTACTTCTGCTTTAGGCTCATTTTTACTTTTTTCTTTCAAGTTTATTTGATAAGCTATATCTTCAGCTATACTTCCTTTAAATGTTCTCTTTTTACCATCTGCTGTTTCCAAATTAACGGAAACTATATTTCCATTTTCATCTTTATTAATAGCTTTTAATGGATTTGAATATCTGTTTATGTAAGGCTTTTCTCTTACACTTATATTGCCTTTATCGTCAACTGCAACTAAAGACTCGTCATATTTAATATCAAATTCTGACGCTGGTTTCTCTTGTATTTCATCCGCCTTACCTACTTCATATTTTTCTCCTGAAGCTTCATTCTTAAATACGATATTATCACCTTCTTGCAAGAAAGTTCCTTTTTCGTTTTTGTATGTACCTTTTTTATCTACAATCTCGCCTATTGTAATATCCTTTTCTACAGGCGGATTTATGGCTTCTATAAAAGATGCTTCCGTACCCATCTCATCTTCAGCAATTTCTCCTGTTTCTTTGTACTTTTTTGCTCTTTTGTATAAATCAGACAAATAATTAGGGTCGCTATCTATTTTCTTATTAAACTCTTCAAATGAATTAGGAAAATCAAATTCTGGGTTGTTTGACTTAACACCATATAATATATCAAATTGCTCTACTCTTCTGCGTCTGTTTTCATCAACAGGAGCTTTCTTTCTGCTATCTTCTTTTTTAATTGCTTTAGCTAAATCATAACGAGCTTGACTTATTGGGGTCTTATCTCCATTTTCATCAACTTTATAATAGGTAGCTTCTTCTCCTTTTCTACCATCTCTTTTGATGTATCTTGGCTTCTTTCCTGTTGCAAGACCTTCTAAATAATCGCCTGTTTCATCTATTTTAGCTTGTATTAAATCAACTTGGTCTTGCTTTTCTTTTCTAAATATAGGGTCAACATCCATCATCTCTTCACGAGCTTTTTGCAAATCTTGTTGTAAGCTATTTCTTTGAGAAATACCACCTATAATTTTATACTTATCTTCTTTTGATACTGTTGTAGGTATCTTCCCTGCAATCTCTGCGTATTGTTGCGCAGTAATGTTTGCTGCTTCTGCTTCTTCTGGGGTTAAGTTACCTTCTTCTACTTGCTTGTTGATTTGGTCTTGTATATTCTGCAAATCAGTGGTAACTTTTTTGTTACCTGTAGATTGACCAAACTCCTTTTCTGTTACTTCTTTATCATCAACATAAAACTTCTTTTCACCTGTTGCATTAGCAATCTCTTGTCTAATCGCCTTGTCAGTACTATTTAAGCCCTGTAAACCTGCTCCGGTTGCTCCGCCCATTGCAGCACCCATAATAGCATTATTAACAACATTTTTCCAAAAGTTTTTATTTATATCTTCTTCATTAAAAACTTCTTTTTCTGCTATTTTATTAGTTGCTACTTTTATAGCATCCGAAGCCGCTTGCTGAATGCCTTCTGTACTTCCTTCCACAAAAGCACTTTCTACTCCTTTTATACCTACATTTTTTAATTTAGTAGATAGTTTAGCTGCTTTTTTAACCATCTCATCTTGAACTTCTTTTGCAGTAGCTTTTATGCCTTTTTGAGCAAACCCTTCAATAACCTCTGCTGTAATTTTCTTTTCTATACTTTTAGCTAAACCTGTATTTTTTAATATTTTATCTATAGAAAATTTTTCAAGAGCTGCTTGAGCTGCTGCTTGTGCAAATAAATATCCTACTTTTTGAACATCAGTTAATTTTTTACCTTGCCCGCTTTCTTCTAATTCTTTTGCATTGTCGTTAACTGATTGTTGAGCAAATGTTAAACCACCGGACATACTTCCTGCAGCCATTTCTAACAATGTTTTAGGCGCTTGAAACGCCAACCCTCTAACATCTTCCCAATCCACTCCACTCATCAAGCCTCCACCTTCTGTTGGGGTAACATCAAATTGACTTTGTTGTTGCTCAAATTCTTTACTTGACCTTGATGAACGAGCTTGCTCTATAAAATCAACGGCTTTCTTCCTATCTGCTTCTGCAGTTGCAACCCTTACATTTAAAGGCATATAAGGTTGAGCGCCAAGTATATCAGCCATATAGGTAAATCCGCCCGAAATTGATGCTAAACTTCCAACCAATGTATTATATACACCAGCTATATTGCTGCCTTTTATCTTATCTTTCTGAATAGCTTTACCTATTGGACTTTTATATCCAATAGTAGCCACTTCTTCTCCTATATCAAATTTATCTTGAGATGGTAATGGTGTAACCGAATATCCTGAAGGTGTAGCTTTTTTTTTTACACCAAACACCTCATCTGGAGTAGGTATTCTTTTTTTAGTTCCAAATACTTCGTCTGGAGTAGGTATTCTTCTTTTAGGTTGCGCTTGGTCTTGGTCTTGTTCTATTTCTAAAGCCATTATTTCGGTTTTTCAAATATACAAAATATTATTTTCCCTTTTATTTTTTATTTTCTGCAATTCTGAATCTCTTCACTTCTTCAGTATTAAGACTTTTTAATTTTTTTATATCTGCATCAGTCCAATCGTTCTCTATTAAATCATCATAATCATATATTTGGTCTGACATTCCAATACTTTTACCGCTAACAAGATATACTTTTACATTAGGAGCCTTATCCCCTCCTGCTCTAAACTTTTTTATCTCTTCGCTTGTAGCACTTGGTTCCTTCGTAGCGCTTGGTTCCTTCGTAGCGATTGGCTCTTTTACTTTTGGAGAAGCTTGATTTAAATTTGGTAAATTTTCAATTTCTGCCGCACTTTCACTACCAGATATTTGTTGATAAGAACCCTGAAGCTTATCTCTTAAGTACGGGTCAGTTGCCTTAATAATATCACCACCTATTATTTTTCCTTTGCTATCTGCATATTTCAATTGTACCCCAGTAACTACGCCATCTGGTCTTTTATATACTTCTATTTTAGAAAATCTTGACTTCCCGCCACCTAAACCATAAAGTTTACCAGCTAAAGCTTTTATACTATCTACATTATTAGATTTAATAGCTTGCGTAAATGTATCTAAATATTCTCCAATTTTACCAGCTTTTCTTTCGCCTTCTGTTGGCTTTGAGCCGCTATATGATGGAGGAGGATTATATCCAACTTCGCCTATTCCTGCAAAACCATCTCTATCTTTATCTTTCAAATAATTATATAAAGCGTTTCTATTAGCAAATTCTTTTTCTTGCGGAGTGAAACTTTTGTAAGTTGGGAATTGTTTTTGCGCTAATGCAATGATTTCAGATTTACCTTGATTTCCGCCATCAGTTGTAAATTTCTGATATACACCTTCTGGAACCATATCTAATGGCTTATCAACTCCTTTTAATGAATTAGCCGGAAGAGGCTCATTTGCTATTTCTGTACCAGTATTCGTCATAGATGGAGTTTTTCCACCTTTCTTTATAAAACCCATAGAGTCTGTTTCAAATGTTGGTTTAGCCCAAAAACCAACTTGACCTCCATAAGTAGTATATTGTTGAGGAGAGCCAAGTTTAGCCCTAATAGGCGTACTAGATTGCTTGCTACTCATGACTTTATCCAAGGCGTTGTATTCTGTAATATATTTGGATAAATTTTCCGGATTTGATAATTGAGCAATAAGCGCAGAGTCTTCTACTTGATTTGGGTCAACAAATTGCCCTTCTTTAATTCTTCTAGTTCTAACATCGTTTTTTAAGTCATTTTTAAGTGCAGCCACATCTATTGAAGGATAATTTTTTGCATATTGATTTACAATTTCATCAATATTATTATGTTCTAAAATAAATGTATTTGATGCTCTTGTAATACCCTTCATTGCATCATCTATTTCTGTCTGCAATGCAATTGGGTCGTACCCTTTATTATTACTTAATTTAGCCATTAGGTTAGATTTAACTCTTGACACAGCATCTTGCGCTACCATATAAGCCTGTTCGTCAGCGGGCATCCTATCTAATCTAGCTCCAGATTGAATCATTGCCATACCTCTTTGCCTTTCCGCTTCTAATTCTTTGGCTTTTCTTTCTTCTGCTTGTTGATTTCTAAAATTAGCCGCTTCTTGTCTTTCTAAATCTCTTTCTTTTTTAGCAGATAAAGCTTGCAAAGCTTCGCCCGGAGATTGAAATATCTTTGGAAGATTTACCGCATAACTACCTAAATTTTCTGCCATAATGATTTTTTTTTAAATTGCTTTATTGTCGTCCCCAAGATGGTATATATGGGATTCCAGTTGTGCCGGCTGACGCCATAGGTATTCCTCTGTAATTAGGCGTTATATTTGGCATTCTGCCTGCAAATTCACGAGGGGCGCTATATTTGCCTGTTATTGGCGCATATCTTTGCTGTGCTACAATACTACTATCAAGACCGCTTAATGGACGACTAGCAAGGGAAGAAGCCGCGCCCGCGCCTTTACCCATCATACCTCCTGCTTGTATCATACCGCCAGCAACATCACTAATACCACCAAATATATTATTCATACCTGATTCTCTTAATGCAGATTGAGCTTGAGAATCTAATTGATATTTCATTAACTTATTTGCTTGTACTTTATCGCCTTCGTTAATAGACATTGCATAAGCTCTGCTTAAATTATCCAAAACGCCTGCTTGTTGTTGAGCTTCCTGACCAGCTAAATTTGAAAAAGCTTGATTAGCATTTTCGGCAGCGCCTGCTCCTGTAGCTAATAAGGTAGCCGAATCTGTTGCGTTTCTTTGAGCATTAGACATTTGGTTTGATTGCGCTTGTCTAATATTAGCTTCAGCTTGTGTAAACGCACGATTTTTACCATAAAACAAATTTTGAGTAGCGCCTAGATTTTGTCCAGCTAATTTGTTTTCTTCGTATTTAGCCCACTCTGGCTTTATTTGTTTAGCCTTATTCATTTGACTAATACCAAAAATTGATTTCCCGACTCCTCCCAAGCCGCCGATAATCATTCCTGCTGTTGCTAATCCTCCTAATGGCATAAAATATATTTTAATTTTGTTACATTCTCTAATTTACAATAATCCTCTTCCATCCCACATTTTTTTAACCAATTGATAGCTCTTTTATTTCTTTCCCACATATAACATTCAAAATAACCATCAAATTCATTTTTTATAATATCAAAAACTTTTTTCAAAGTTTCTTTATTTCTATGATTCTTATTTATTCCAAAACTTACTAATACGTATTGAAAACAAAAAAAGAACCCAATTAATTCACCATCAATTACTAAATCAACAAACTTGCAAGCCCCTATTTGTTCGTGTTCTAATAATTTATCATACACACTCAAAACCAATTCATCAATAGTAGCATCTTTATATTCTGCATCACAATACTTGTTTATATCATTGTCATCCTTAAAAGCATACTCTATTGTACTTAATTTAATCACTTAAAATTAAACAATTTATTGATTTCCAAGAATAAAATTTTGTCCTCTTGACAAATTAAATCCTACATCAACAAAATTAACATAAATTATTGATTCGTAAGATTGAAATTCAGTCATAATTTGAGGAATTTGAGAAAGCACAACATCTCCGGTATTAAGCTTTTGGTCTGCCGTTCCTGTTGTATTTGGCGATAACCTATCCCTCAATATTCTAGCATACAAAATACCTTCTTGATTTGTAAAATCGGAACTTGTTAAATCGGTAATTTGCGTATTTGGCAATGTCGTGTAAATAACCGTAAAATTAGGCGCTTGACTGCCTTCTATTACAATTTCAGCCATATCCTTTAATCCGCTTAATGGTTTATTTAAAACCCAACAGATTCTTACAGGGTATTGCTGCCCAAACCAAGTGTTCCACGTAGAGCTATTTGTATTAAACTCATATAAAGCGCCATTTTTCCATCCAAACATTCTGTTGTCAAAATAGTCGTATTGTTCTGCAATGAATTGATAATCACTTACCCATTTATTTTCTTGAATATTAAAAGTTACCGTTTTAGCCAATCCATCAGACATATCAAATCTATTAATAATAGAAGAAGCGTAAGATGGCACTGAAGAGTAACTAGGCAGTGTATCGGCATAGTTTTCATAAATCAATCCGGGCAATGTTACACCAAATTCTTTGTGATAAGGGTCGACATATGTTGGAATATGGTGAAATCCATTAATATTATCTAAATTACCGTCGCTTGCTGCTAAATACCCTTTTGCATAATTTTTAAACAACTTTTCTTGCTTATAAGAGCTTACTGGAAATAATCCATTTGAGCTATATTGAACAATAGTTCCATTATTTAAATCATACCAAAATATTACACCCAAATATTCAACTACGGTTTCTGGAGCTGTAGTTCCAAACATTCCTTTTAACACATTAATTGTACCTATTACAGCAGTATCTTGAACTAAAGACGAATTAGAAGAAGAACCAACTAATTGAACTTCACCCAAGTAGCATGATGCTGTTTGGAAAGAACCAATAGATAACATTACAACACCCTGTTCTGTTGTTTTTGAAGCTAATTGTAGCTTTTGTATGCTACCTGTACCCAATGGAACTGTTTTAAAATTCAAAGCCTCAAATGTGCTTAATCCATTACTTTGAGTTCCTGCTGCAAACACATTAGAATATCTAATTTCATGTTCGTTTCTATTTTGACCTAATAAAATAACAAAATTTGGGAATCCTTGGTCAGTAAACCAATTTTTATAAAAAAGGTCATTTGGCGACATTGCTTCTACATAATAATACACGGTAGAATTAAATTGCCTTTGGAATACAAAAACATCACCAATTAAGCTACCCGATAATGTAGAATACTGCCTGTTAACATTTCCCCCATTTGTTATTGGGTATATATTGCCAACTTCATAAAAAGGTTCATTTTCCCCTTTTATATATGGGGTATATATTTCGTATATAAATGGAATATTTAATAGTGAATTTACTATATAAGCTGAACTCAATAATATATACGCTCCATCTTGCCCTATGACCGGCAATTCATATCTAGCATCATTAGTATCAACAAGCACACAAACATCTCCCTCTTTATAATTATATCCTAATCCTGATTGTAATAATATAGTCGAATCTACTGCAACCGCACTGGTTGTAGTAGCACTCCAAGTATCCGAATATGTATAAAGTCCAGTAGTTACATTTTTAGATGCATACTTGTTAGTACTACTATAAGAATCTATAAAATATCTTGTTTTTAAATTTGCTGTTCTTAAAATAGAATAATAATGCGCCCAATCTGGTATTTCATTTAATCTATTGGTATTACTTAATGTCCAATCTAAAGTTTCTACATTACTTGCAGCGCTACTAGATGCTGCAATAGTAAAAGGAGACCCCCCATAACATTCCAATTCACAAATACCCGCACTTATAAATTGAACTTGAAATACATCACCAATTGTTATAGCATAATTGTTTAAAGTCAAGGTAGAATTAAAATAATATGGCAACCCCATTGATGCTGTATCAATGAATTGCTCTGCAATAGCTGGTATAGAGTAATTTTTAAGTATCCTAATCCTAAATACCGTAAATCCCGGCGTCAATGCTGTTACATTACCAATTATATTTACAGACATATCAGCAGTAAAAGAGGATGTAGCTGTAAATGAAGTTCCATTTCCGGGTGCGCCTCCGCTTGCGGTAAAATTACCCAATTGAACAACTTCAAATTCAAAATTATTATCAACAGCAAAATCATAATTTGCTATTATAGGGTTTACATTAAAATCACTATTTGGAGTAAACACCTTTGGCGGAGTGGTAGTAATATTACTACTTTTTGTTATAACCCCCGACTTTCTTCTTGCTTTATCATAAAAAGCAACACCTAATTGATAAGAGGATTCGCTTTTAAAAAACCTTTTATTAGCACCTGCTATTGCTGTTGTTTGCGAAACAGCTAATGATGTTGTAGTTGGAGTATCATAACCTGACAAATTATTAGCTAAAAACATTCTATTTGTTGCGCTTTCCATTGTAGTTGAAAGTAAGGGAACGCTATCAAATGGCTTTGAAGCAATTGAACTGGGGATAGTAGCTCCTGTTACATCGCCGTAATAATCAAAAGAAAGCTGTGTTGCTCCGCTATTATGAGCTATGAATGGTTGTTCGTCTATTAATTTATCAAATGTCTTAATTACATTTGCCGAATTGGTAAGTTCATCTTTAGCAACAAGTCTTATTATTCTTGTAGTTTGTGGTATTTTCTCTAATAGATTTAAAGTACAATATATATGATTATATAACTCTGGCACACCTAATTCTACTAAATTTAACATAGAAGCAACCGAATATTCACCAAGAACACTTTCTTCTCCATCAAAATAAACATATTGCCACGCAAATAACCAAGAACGATTTGCTATAAAATTATTTATAAATTGGTTGTCGTATTGCTTTTCTATTGAAGGAGCATATACAGGAGGTCTTCTTATTAACATAATCTCGTAAGAGTCAGTTAAAGTTGTATAAGCTCTAGCATCAGTATTGTATGATGGGTAATTCAATTTTATACCACTATTAATATTAATCTTTTTAGGTTCATTGTAATTATCTGTCCAATAAAGTAAACCTTGATTAACTTTGCAATTTTTATCAATCCTATGATTTTTATTAAAATTTAATCCGCCCTGAACCTGACTATCATATAATACAGCATATGTCGTAGAAGTTGCAAAATCAAATGCATAAATTCCATGGTCATCAAATGTATTATATACAAACCAAATTAATCTTTGACCTTCAATGTCTACACAGCTTCCTATACATATATTTGTTCCATAAGGAGGATATACTGATTGCGTTATAGAGGTAGTTCCGGGTACACCTTCTACACGATAATTTTTACCATATTGAGTAATCCCAACACGCCCGTTCATTAGCCTCAAGTATTGAGCATCATCCAATAAATGCAATGAGTCATCTTGATTTGTTCCGCCAGTAAATAATTTTTTATCTCTTAACATTTCTATTATGATTTAGGCGCTGCCATTGTATTCTTTTGTACAATCCTCTTAATTTTTTCAACACTCCAATCAGCTTTTCTTGCTCTCAATATTTTTCTTTCGCGAATGTATTCGTTTTGCGATAATTGCTTTTCACCCATATTATAATTTCTATTATGAGCTTTTAATTGAGAATCAATATATGCTTGAATTGTTTTTATTGCATAAGGGTCTACTAATGTTGCAGCATCTGCTGACTGACCATCTGAAATATATTGCAATACCACATTCTCAACATATAATTTTTGGTCTATTTGAATTTGATTTCTTTCTTTAAAAACTTGAAAAGTATCTTCTTGATACCCTGCACCTAAACCAAAAAACCTACCGATGTTTTCACCAAAATCATTGTAGTGAACCGTAAACCATTGAGCATAAGGCAATGCGCCATAATACAATTGAGCTTGTCCGTTGTTTGAATCCGGAGGCGTTAAATTATCTGTCCAATCCTGTGGGTTAAAGTTACTATTTGTATCTAAACTTGTTAACGGGTTTAATGTTAAAGTAGGCACTAATGGTCGTATTCTTTGCCCAACCATAACGCTAACATTAACATAATCCTGATAATCTTCAGGTAATTCTGCTGTATTAATAGCCTGATTTACCGGAAGTATTTTTGTATTTATAACACGCAAGTCGTCAAATGTTATATCACGAAGACAATCTGATGCGTAAACCATAAATTGCATATACCAATGCAATGGGTATCCTTTTTTTAAAAGGAAATTTTTAACTATATAATCTAAACTTGCTGTAGTCATTTCTAATTAATTTTTTGTGTTGCTGAACTATAATTGTTAACTATGCCCGTTTCAGGAATGACTGTAGCAAATTTAGCAAACGCTTTCTCTACAATTTCTTCTTCCATACTTGCAGGTATTGGTAATGGGTCAGTGTTTGAGTACAATGATATATCCATTACAATCAAATACATATTCACCGTATCAATGCCAAGCAATAAAATATCTTTTGAAAAAATAACAACATTTTTTCTTATTTCAAACCAAACATTACCAAGCAAATCATTTAATAATTTATCAGCTCTCAACAATGCTCCTTGCCCTAATGGGACAGGAATAAAATCATTATCTTTGTTATCTGTAACCCTATAAACACCCATATTTCTTGGTAAAGAAATTGGGATAATTGGTAGCTCGGCTTGCGATTTATCGCCAAGAGTTGTTACAGGTATATTTTCGTAAAAAGCTATCATTAGATTATCTGGGATAGTTTCTCCTGTTGGCAATGTAGCATTGTAATACTGCATTTGAAACATAGAGTTGATAATCTGCTCTATTGCTTTAACTATATCTTCATTTTGTACAGGTTGATTTGCATCCCTGAATCCACCAGCTAATCTAGTTTGTACTTGTTCAGCCAAAAGGTATTTAGTGCTATTAGCCATTTCTATTTAGTTTCTTGCGTTTGATTTTGTGCAAATGCCTGAATATCTTGTTCAGCCATATTGATGCCCCAAAACTTTAATGCTATTGAAATAATATTATTAATATAAACATCTGTAAATTCTAACTGCGTACTTGTAGCGTTATCGTATGTTATTGTTCTTCCTGATGTAGTATAACCATAAACAGGTTTTAATGGTCTTCTTAAGTAATTATAAAAACCGGTTTGAGCAACTTGTGGATATATTTGGAATCCGGTTGCTGTATCCCTAGCTATTGGCAATGAAGTACTTACCGGTCTTAATTGACTTTTTAAAGCTAATGCTACCTCGTCTTCATTTACAAATCTTATTGAATTTATAGTACTACCCGTGACAGTATATGCACCACCAATCATATGTAAGTAATTGGAAGCAAAATCTACTTGCCCGTCTGATGTAGAAGTGAATTGAACTTGTGAACGAAGTTTTCTTATAGCATCATGAATTTTTTGCGTTGTACCATATAATTCAAACCAATCCGATACAGCTTCTATTTGTGCGTTATCAAGTGTTGACTCAAATTCAGGTATTGTAACAAATACACCTCTTTCTTTACGCACAATAAAGACCATGAAGTTGTATATTTCGTTTAAATTGTATGCCATATTAATTTTCCTCCCAAATTCCTAATGCTCTATAGGATTTTATTAAATAATAAGATTTATCTCCATATTCATATTTCTCAAGGTACTGCGGTTCAAAACCAACAACATCTCCTTTTTCCAAGCCAGAATCTTCGGGAGCTGATAGTACTTTTGCTCTATCTCCAAGTCTAACTTTTGCATCAATAGTATCAACAATACCCATTTGCTTTATTACATCTTTTGGTATATTTTCATCAATTGGTTCTAGAATAATTCTATCGCCAACTGTTGTAAGTTCATCATTTTCTATTTTAGCATATATATCCCTGTAGTAAGCTTTCCAAACATCTTTGTCGTTTATATCAATTAAATTTTTAAATAAAAACCTTTGGGTTTCACCAAAACTAAATTGAGATTTCCATCTACTTATATCGTGTTCAGACCCTTGGCATCCATCAACAAAGTTACCTCTTTTATCATGCAATGTACCTACCCATATATGGGTTATCTTTCCCGGCATTGCTACAATAAGCAATCTTTCTCCTTTACCATTTGTAAATTTTTGGTAATAAGGGCTATCTTTTGTTATTTCAGTAAAACTTCCACCATCTGATTCAAATTTTCTTTCCGCAACTACAGAATAATCAAACAAAACCTTATCTCCATTTTTAAGTTTAGAAACAACTTTTGAATTATCTCCTTTTGGATTTTTTGGCAATCCGTAAATTTCACCTACTACTGTAGCGTTCCATTCAGGTCTGTACGACCCGTCAAGATATAACTCTAAATCACCTACCTTGATTGTATCTTGAATAGGTTTTGTTAAGCTTAAAAAAATATGATTTACCGGTTGTGCTTGCATATATGGCATAAAATTAGACTTTTTTATTTATTAAAAATTAAAATGCCCCCAAAAATTTTGAAGGCATTTTTTTAAATTAAATCACAGCGTCGATATAACTTTCGTCTGGGATTAACCTTAACTTTTCTCCATCGACTTCAATATCTACCCCTACGCTATGGGCAAACATTATTCTATCGCCTTCTTTAACAAGCGCAGCTTCAGTTCCAACAGCAATTACCTTGCCTGTTGAAAAATCATTTTGAGCTGTTTGCGGAAGATAGATTCCCGCATCTGTTTGCATTTTTGCTTCGTCAAGCTTTACTAATACCCTTTTGTTTAATGGTTTAAATTTCATTTTTAATTTAATTTTTGTGTTTTTTAATTAATTAACGCCCTTGACCTCGGTAAGCCTTTGGTCTTGGATTACTTTTATTGTAAGATTTTTTTGCTCTCCCTGATTTTTTTGTTCCAAATGTAACTTTGGATGAATTGGTTAGTTTTGCCATTATTTTTTGTTTTTGAAATAATCTTTATCTAATTCCCCGCCGTCCATTTTATTGGGGTAAACAAGTATGTCTGTGTCGTAAAAGTTCCTAACCATACCGTTGTGCTGTAATATGACTTTCCAAACAGTGTTGATTTCGGTTCCGTAGTCAATCCAAGCGATTGCTTTTCCTTTACCAAGAGGGGTTTCGACATCTATAATATTTTTAAGTTCGTGAATATACATTAAAAATTGTTTTCTTCTTTATTACTACTTGATAATAATTGTATTGTTGATACTCTACAATGTAATTGAGGAACGGTTTCGTTTGTCTTATTGTTTTGATAAGACTTTGCTTCAGGCTTACCTTCTGTATAAACTAGCGTTCCTTTCTTTAAATAGTTGGATACATTAAGTTTATCTGTCCAGTAGGCGCAAGAAACCCAAGTTGTTCTTTCGGTATCTTCTCCTTGTTGGTTTTTAAATTTTTCGCTGTAAGCTACTGAAAAATTAATTACACTTTTACCATTGACATTGTTTACGACTGCGTCTTGTCCTAATCTTCCGATTACAGAAATTCTAATCATTGTTTTTGTTTTTATATTAAAAATTTACATCTTCTCCGTTGTCATCCTTATAAGGTACCCAATTATCAAATGTCTTTTGAACTGCCACATCTGGTCTTAAAATTATATTTTTATCGTTTATAATCTTCTGCAATGAATCTAATCCATTAAATAAAAACCTTCTAGTTTGGAAAAACATTTGGAACAAAATAAAGCCTTTTTTACCAACAATCTTTTGCCTTCTTATTTTTTTACTATGAAATTCACATGATGGGTTTTGCGGGTCTGTTTGCGCAAATGGTCTATGATACACAAGGATATTATCCATCTTATTATTCCACATAGCTCCATCGGTTAAATCAAATACATCAGGACATGGATAGTTACCATCGGCTGCTTTTTGCATTTTTGTTGGATGCGCAATTATCCAAAAGAAAATATTGTTTATTTGAGAAAATCTTGAAAACACTGACAATACCCACTCCAAATACTTATCACTTCTTTGAAACTTTTGATATTCGTTTGTCAATTGGTTAAACGGGTCAATATCAACACCATCAACATTCTCCTTAACAATTAATTCTAAAAATACTTCCATTATGTATTGTGGCGTAGGTGATACATCCTTTGGGTAAACATAAAATACATGATGACAAACCAAGTCATAAACATACTCGTACACTTGCTTACTTGGTCTGTGTGGATTGGCAGGACTACAATCACATCCTAATATTATCTCAACAAAGTCGTGGTAATATTCTTCAGGTGGATTATCCTCTGGCGAGAATGTAGCAAACTTCTCTCCGTACAACATAATCCTCATTGCTTGATACCATTTTTTAAATGAAGATTTACCATAGTTTCCTATTCCGGTAAGTACGGTAATTTCTCCTCTCTTTGGTTTAAATCTTTCATCTAATTCTGGAACTCCAATACCATCAACCCTAGCATATCCTTCATCATAAATTTTTAAAGCCTGCTCCTTTACATCAATTCCGTAAATAACATCCTTCAACTTTAACCCTTCATCAAATACAGCTTTTTCAACTTCAACTTCCCTTCTTGAAACTTTATCTATTAAAATTTCTTTGTCAAAAGATGCGCTACCAAAATTACCCGAATTAGCTTTATATGCTGAACGGATTGCCCTATTAGCTTCATTTTTTGTAAATTCAGAATTAGTTAAAAACTCCGAATGAATCATTGAATTAGCTGTGATTTCATTGATACCAAATCGGCAACAAGCGGATGCTAATTTAAAAATAAAATTATTCCTTTCTCCTGTTACAAACGCCTCGTTTTTATTTGAAAGCCAAGTAACAATATTTTTAAATGTCTTTTCATCATTATCATTCTTTTCATAAACAACAACCTTCTCTGTTTTCTTAATTTTCTTAAATACTTCAGCATTTTCGTTTATGTAAATTTCAGTGTCATAACTTTCATAACAAACCCGACTTACATTAATCCCGCTTCGGTCAATTTCAGGGAAAACTTCTTGCAAAGCTTGAAAGTGTTCTCTATGCTTTGCTCCATTAGCTATTTTTACCAATGCCTTCAATCCATTTCCAGAAGGACTAATCCAACAAGCATAAACAAACGGATTTGATATTATTTCGGTTTGCTTTTCCCTTAATTCAAAGATATTGTCAAAATCAAGCACAACAAAACCACTATGTTGAATTAATTGGGCATCAGTTCTATCTGCTCCAAATTTTCCACTAAAGCAAATAGACGGAAGGTTTAATTTTATCTTATTTGCCTTCTCTTTATCAATCGTTTTTCTAATTTCCTCTACTGTTGTTTTACTTTTACCTTGCTGTATCCTATTTAGCGCAGCTTCAACTGAAATGTAATTTGGTTCTTTTGAAAAAATGTTATTAAAAATGGTAATCATCGTTTATATTGGTTTAAAGGCGTTTCTAGCGTTTTCTAATTCGTTCTGATATTTATTACTAATCTTGGAAGAAGATGGCTGAATCGGCTTCTTAACGGCATCCACAACCCATCTCTTAATAGTTAGATAATCTGATTTTGTTTTATAGGATTTTTCAACTTTATAGGAAGAAAGAAAATCAAAACATTTCTGAACAATATCTTCCCCAAATTCTAAATCAAGTTTTATTTTTTCTTTTTCAAGCAAAGAAATATTATCCCTGTATTTTATTTCCTTTATTTCCTTTCCTTTCCTTTCCTTTATAGCATTACTATCGGATTGCGATTGCAATGCGTTCGCATTATTCCATCTCTTATTAGCTGATTCTCTTGCTTTTATGCTTTTATCATTTCTTTCATCTAGTCTTTTTTGTACTGATAGACTTCCAAATGTATTAACATCAAAAACAAATAAATCAAAATCATTTATTACAGAAAAAACAGTGTCGCTATCTGACCTTAAATCATACGCAATGCCATCGTAATCCAATCGCAATGCGTTCGCATTATTATATAAATCTTCAACTATAGACCAAAACACGCCATATCCTTGCATGCCATGTTTTCTAATAAGCCTTTTTATCTTTTCGTCATTACGAGCATTATAGTCGTGAGAAAAGTAGAATGTGTCTTTTGGCATTTTATATGCTTAATCGTTAATAAAATCGGTTTTCAAAGCCTCGTTAATACGAGTTATTTCAGCATCGGTAAATAATAATTTACCCTGCATCTTTCGTGATAATTCCGATTCTGGGATTTTAGCATTTAGTGATAACCACCTTTGTGTACGCCCATCTAAAGCCTCTTTAATTCTCTCGTGGAGTCTTAATTCAGTTTTGATTTCCATAAATTTGTTTTTGATTATTGAGGAACAAAAATAGTCTTATTTTTTATATCCCCAAATATTTTTAACTTTTTTTTAAAATTATTTTGTGTTTTAATTAAATTAATTATCTTTGCTAAAACATTAAAACAAAAAATGAGTCAAAAATTACAGGTGCTTAATCACCTTAAAAAAGCAACCCTAACACCATTAGTGGCATTAAGAAATTATGGTACATTTAGATTAGCGGCTATTATATTTAATCTTCGTGATGAAGGTTATATAATTGAAACTAATAGCACTAATGTAGGTACAAAGAAAAAACCTAAATATGTAGCTAATTATAAATTGATTACGGCAGAGCAAAATAATAAACAAGATGGCATATAGTACAATAATAGTTAAGAAAAAACAACTTAAATGTGGTTGTTATGATTACAACTTTAGCAAGAGCAGATGTAAAAAACACGCAACACTTGAGGATACAGCTAATAGAATAATAAAATATAGGCACGAAAATATAAAAGAAGATAAAGAGCAATTATGGGATTGGTTTAAAGAAAAAAGAAAAGAAATGAAGGGAGTATGTTCTAATTGCAATAACCCTTCATCAAAAAAAGATGATGAAAAGTTTCATTATAGCATAGCACATATATTGCCAAAAAGATTATTCCCATCCGTAGCCACGCATCCGGATAATTGGATAGAGCTTTGTTTTTGGGGTAATAGTTGCCATACTAATTTTGACAATAGCGTTATTGACCTTATAGATATGAATTGTTTTGATGAAATAATAGAAAAATTTATAAGGATATATCCAAATGTTGCTGAAGAAGAAAAAAGAAAAATACCACAAATATTAATTGAATACTATAACCAAAACAAATAACCTATGAAAATTATTGTACAAAAAAACTTAGAAAATGCTAAGGTAGAAATTGATACTAAAAATTGTTCTTATCAATGGGGTTTTAGAGATGCTCTTATTTTAGCAATGGAAATAGAAGGATTCCATAAAAGCTTTATTGACCAAGTATTTAACCAAGAGGAAATAAAAATAGTATCAGAGGCAATGAGTGATGATGATTGTAATGTGCCATCAAATTAACCAAAACAAATAAACTAAAATGAAAAAGCTACTAATTGCACTATTTTTTTAAGTTGTAACTCTAAAGGAGAATTTACAACACTAGATTACAAGTATGTAAACACATTTACTGAAAGCAGTCTTTATGATGACAGTCCTAACACAACAAACTACCAATGCGTATTTGTTGGTACAGATGGGGTAAGTTACGAGGTTGATACCTTGCAGTTTCCAAAGTACAAAGAAGGTGATACAATTTATATTAAAGAACTACTTAAGATGAGAATGAAATAAAAAAACCCTCCTAAAAAGGAGGGCTTCAACTAAAAATCAATCAAAAAAACACAGAACTTTGTAAAAGTAGTATTTTTTTAAAATAAATTTAATTATTTTTTATAAACAGATATAATTGTTCCTACGGGGTAGGGCGCACCAATTGGAGCTTGTGTTACAGATGTTTCACCGGGGAATACTCTCATTGCCCTGCGAAGTGGAACAGCGGCTTCGTTAATCGGACCGAAACACTTTGCTAATGTTACGCCATTAACTTTTTTTGGCAAAACTTGACAGGGCATGCAAAACATATTACTCATGCCGCCTCCGGGACTTCTTGTGACTACAAACGAGCGATTTACTGTAGGCAATGTTTTCCAAGTTGGAGCTTGAGGAACTGAATCATAATACCAAAAGAATGACCAAACAGTTTTATCGGTGCCATCGGGTGTAATATACGGATTCCCTACTAGCATAGTGTTTGCGATAGAGGGTCCCTCCATAACTGGACATATTGAAACGCCCAAAATGAATTTTTTGCCTTGTACTATAATCGTATCTTTTGTTCTTTCAGCGCCAGACGCGCCGCAAAAAGCAAATTTGCCGTTGTAAATTTTTAACGCTTTTTGTTGAGAAAAAGAGTTTTCAACTAAACTTAATAGCATTAAGGCTATTAATAATGTTTTTTTCATATTTAATATTTTATGCTAAATTAGTGATTATTTACAATTTTCAGACTTCCAAATAACTAAATCTATCCCTTTTAAGCCCTTTGGCGGCGTTTTATGGTTTTCAACTGGTATTTGTTCCAATTTGGAACTAACGACTGATTTTGGGCTGTTTCTGTCATAAGGAGGCATATTTTTAAATGGTGCGCCTCTTTTAGCTAAAACATTAGGCACGCCATATGCAAATTCAAGTGAAATACTTTTGTACCCATCTAAAAAATAATTTACCACTGCTTGTGGTGATGCCAAGTTTTGTTCTTTTTGGATTAATTCTAACTTTTCCAAGTCAAATCTTACTCCAATTGGTTTGCTTTTTGCCATAAATTAATAAGTATTTACGAAAATGGGAGTTTGTTCGCCAACATAGGCACAAAATGTGTTGAATTCAAGAAATTCCCATGCATCCTCTTCTGAAAGTTCTTTATCATCTTCTCTCAAAAGGTCAACCATAATTTCTTTTGAATAAACCAATTGACCATTATCAGTAATTCCCAAAATTGCCTTGTCATATCCATCTGGGTTTTCTGGGGATAAATTTGGTTTAAGAGCTAAACAATCTTCTGCCATTTGTAAAATTAATTCTAAATCCATAGTGTTTTTTTTAAATTTTTAAATTGTAGCTACAAAGTTAATATAATTTTTGAATTGTAGCTACAAAATTAACATAATTTTTTTGAAATGTAGCTACACTATTAACTAAATACTTTAGTAATACCTACATCCTTACCAATACCATAACACCCCACATATAGCACCATATAGATAGGCTAGCACATACATAGTATACCCCATTACCCTAGGTGATAAGTG